GTGAGGCAGGAAAATCAGGATCGATTCCTGCTCTTGCGGGATGGTGTCTACTACTACTGGCGGCGCGTGCCGAAGGTCGTCGTGCATCTCGAAGACCGCGCGCCGGTGATCCGGCAATCGCTCAAGACGGACGATCTGGCGAAGGCTAGGGCGCAGCGGGACATCCTCGAAGAAGCCGACAACGTGCTATGGGCCTCCATGCTGACGGACGGCAAGACGGATGCGGCGATAGCCGCTCACAAGGTCTCCCGAGCCCGTGCAGAGGCTCTTGGGTTCGCCTATCGCCCGGCGGTGGAAGTTGCGCAGCTACCACTCGAAGACCTCGTCAGGCGCTTCGCGGCGATCTCTGATCTGCGGACGCCGGTGGCCGTCGAGACGGCCGTCCTGGGCGGCGTGGATCGCCCCAAGGTCAAGGTCACTGAAGCCTTCGAAATTTACTGCGACGAGATCGCGGCCGTCGAGATCGTCGGCAAGAGCGAAGAGCAGAAGAAGGCGTGGAAGAAGGTCAAGAAGTACGCTGTCGATGCCTTCGTTAAGGTCATCGGCGAAGACCTCGCGATGGACGACATCACGCGCGACCACGCCAAGAAGATGCACGATCACTTCAAGGGGCTGATCGCGCCGAAGGACCCCAAGGCGGCCAAGAAGTCGGCCTCGCTCGGCAAGCGCCGCCTGGGCGACATGAGCATCCTCTACAAGCGCTACTATGCCCATATCGGTGTCGAAGGGAGGCCAAATCCATTCGAGGGCCTGACCTTCAATCAGAAGTTCAAGAAGCGCCGGTTGCCGTTCCCGATCGAGTGGGTCCGCGACGTGATCCTGAAGCCCGGCGTGCTCGCGGGCATGAATGAGGAAGCTCGCCATATCGTCTTTGTCTGCATCGAGACCGGGGCTCGCCCCATCGAGCTTCGCTACTTGCGTGCTGAGCGCATCAAGCTTCACGACAAGGTGCCGCACATCCTTGTCGAGCCATCGTTCGACCCTGACGAGCCGCATGAAGTGAAGACGGTGTCGTCGGTCCGCCGCATCCCATTAGTGGGCGTCGCGCTCGAAGCAATGAAGCACCACCCTGACGGCTTCCCGCGCTACCGAGAGAACGGCGGCACGCTGTCGCAGACGGTGAACAGCTATCTCAAAGAAAACAAGCTACAGCCGACCGGCAAGGAAACGCTCTACGGTTTCCGGCACACGTTCGAGGATCGCCTGAAGGAAGGCCGGATCGACGACGAACTGCGGAAGATTCTGATGGGGCATGCCATCGACCGCGAGCAATACGGCTCGGGCGGATCATTGAAGCTGTATCAGGAAGAGTTGATGAAGATCGTCTATCCGTTCGATCCGTCTATCGTCTGACGCGACGGAGCGCGCGAGCCATCGTGGACTCGCTCGCCTTCTTCGCCTCGATCTCGGACTCAAGCCGTTCGAAGATCGGAAGATAGACCTCGCCGCCATGGGGCGCGCGCTCCATAGCGATAGCAAGCCGGTCTAGGCAGCGTTCGAGCACTTCGATTGTGATCTCGCCATCGGCAGAAATCTTGCCGGTGGCGTTGTCATTGGCGACCTTCATCGCGACACGACCACTTCGAGGTTGATGGGTACGGCATTGAACGACGCGGGATCGCGCGGACGCTTCCTTCTGATCTCGACCACGACGCCGCGCATCCGCTTGGCTTGCTTTGCCGCGATGGTCACGCGGCGCTCTTCCGCCTTCGCCGGATCGACTGCGTCCCGGCGAAGTTGCTCCTTCAGCGCTTCGCTCCGATCCCTCATCACACGGTCTCGATTTCGACTTCGACGTTGCGCGCGACGCCGCGCACGCCAGCGATCACGGCGTCGATCCGCATGTTGATCTCGAAGGCGCGGAAGCGAGCGTCGAGCAGAGCGAGCGCGACGGAGTCGAGGGTCGGCGTCGCGTTGCGCGATCTGCACGCTTCGATCATGCGTTGGGTGGTGATGTCTTGAATGTCAGTGAGCGACATGGGTCGGAGCGTCCTGCAAGAGTGAGTGCTGGTCGGGGTGGATCGTCGGCCGTTCTTTCCCTTTGAAGCGCACCGGCCGGATCGCGGTCGGGTCGCGTAGGAATGGGAAGCGCTCATGGATGCCGGTGACGATCTCGATCAAAGCCGTCACCGTCTGCGGCATGGTCAGGCCGAGCTTGTCGGCGATGGGCTGAAGCTCTGCGCGGACTTCCTCAGGCAAGACTTTGGCGCGCGGCACCGCGACGAAATCCCAGCCCAGGAAGCCGAGCACCGCTTCGAGAGACTCGAGCCCCGGCTTGTTCTTGCGCCGCCACGCCTTAATCGAAGCGCGGCGAACGCCAGAGCCTTCCTCCGTCTCGTCATAGGTGACGCGGAGCCGCGCCATCTCCGCGAAGACAAGCTTCACATGAGGGCCGACGCGCTCCGGCATCGTCACCGTGCGCCGATTGGCACGGTCGCGGGTTCTACTCATGCTTCGGACCCGACGCGAGGTCGGTGGCGATGTTCATCATGGCGATGACGCCGGTCAGATGCTCATCGTCCGCCTGGAACATGATGCGACGATTACGATGGTCGGGATGGAGCGCGATGGTGCTCGCGCGGAACGAGTTCAGCATCGTCTTCATGAACATGCCGTTGATGCCGAACGCAGCAATCTCGCCGTTGATCGTTGCCTCGACCACGTCCACGCTGCCGCCGGTCTGACTGCCGACCGCGACCACGAAGCCGTCTTCCGAACCCGCGCACTGCAAGCGATGGCCCAATTCCTTCGAGGCGAAGGTTTCGAGCAGCGCGACCGTGCTGGAACACGCTTCGCGACTGACGACGATGCTCTCGGGAGCCGGGTTCGAAACAAGCGGAAGATAGTTCGGATACGTGCCGACCAACAGCGAAGAGCAAAAGCGCGTCGAGTCGGTGTAGAAGAAGATGGAGTTGGCGTTGGCGATGACGTTGACAACGTCGGCGCTGCGATAGAGCCGAAGCACAGCGTTGACCGTCTCGGCCGAGAGAATCACGCCGGGGCGGCCGTCGTTCAGCGGCATGTCTTCGGCACCATCCGGCGCGGGGACGGTTGCCTTGAACAGGATCGTGCCGGTGGTGCCAACGGCGGCGAGGCGCTTTCCCTCGTCGGCGACGTGAAGGAAGACGCCCTGCATCGGCGAGCTGGGCACCGTCGAAAGAGCCTGGGCGGTGTGACCGAACAGCCGGACGAGATCAGCGCCTTCAATGGCGAACTGTGCGCCGTCCATAGCGTAGTCGCGAGCAGGCCAGTCTTCGGCGGCGAGGGTGGGGAAGGTAGTGCGCGAGCGCCCGGCCTTGGCGATCAGTTCGTACTTTGCCGTGTCCATGGTGAAGGTGACATCTACGCCTTTCGGCAGCCGATCCACGACGGACTTCAGTTTCATCGCATCGACGGTCGTTGCGCCACTGGCCTCGACCTCGCATGCGCCGGTTGCTTCGACCATCATCTCAAAGTCGGTCGTGGCAATGGAGATCGTGCCATCCTGCACAATGATGCGCGCGTTGTTCGCGATCACAGCGGGCGAATTTTTCGGTGCGCTGGATACACCGCGCGCAACAATGTCGGTGAGAGTGTCACGATTGATCTTGAACTTCACAGAAGGCCCCCTTGCATGGTGATGCGGTAATGGTGCTCGCTGCCGACGTGCGCTTCGCAGTCGTCAACGGACCGAAATTTCGGATGGGTGTAGAGATGCAGCCGGTGCTTGGCGTCGTCGTGCAGATCGGCGCGGATCAGCGATTCGATCTCGTCACGGACCGCAACGTCGTCGAGCGTTGCGAGATGGCGGCGAGCGACCATTGAGTCGCCCACGCTAAGAGCCGCGCCAGCGCGCAGAAGTGCGAGCTTGTCAGTATGCGACATGAGCCCTCGCAACCTTACGGGCGGCCTGCTCTGCATCGACTTCGTCGAGAACAGACAGAGGCAGATCGACGCGAGGCGGATAGACCACGCGGCCGAATGCGCGAAGCTTGAAGGGGCAATTTTCGAGGATGGCGCTATCGAGCGCAGCCCTCATTCCGTTCGACCATCCTCGGTCCGTGTAGAAGACCGAGTAGTGCGCGACTTCGCGCCAAGCGAGGCCGAGCGCGATCCCCAGGGCGCGCTCGTCAGGCTTCGTGTCGTCGAGAACTTGAGTGAGCAGAAGGTGCGACGCCTGGGCGCTCTCGCCGCGCAGCGCGCAATCCTTCAGACAACGCCGCGCATAGGCGACATTGTCGTCAACCGCCCGAGCGTAGGGCGATTCCAGTACAACCAACTTGATGCTTTGCATGATCCGTTGCCCCTCCCGAGCAGCAACGGACCATATGGGTATCTATCCGTTACGTCAACGGTTGCTGACGGATGGCGACGGATAAACCAAATCAAACTAATTCACAGGAACCGATAATGCGTTCCAACGCCTTTACCTGGGAACGCGGAATGTCGATGTCGCCTTCAGTGTTTAGGCATCGCACAGTGATCTTGTCGGTTGAGATCGTGACGATCTGACGAATCGCTACGCGGTCGTCCGTTTGTCTGACCAAAGCGAACCCCCCGTGAACTACGGGCTTGCTTGGGCTCACGACAACCACTTCGCCGATACGATAGCGCGGAGCCATACAGTCGTCGGGAACCGTAATCGCGAAGGCGTCGCGGTTCGAAATGAGCGGCGAAGAGTAGGCAGAGCGACGATCCGCATTGAGTGCAAAGAACCCATCAGGATCGGTCAAGCCGATCTGAAAAAGTGGAATAGTTGCGGCAGGAATACGGGCTTCAGCGACAATGTTGGAACGGGCAGGCGCGAGATTAGAAGCCGGAAGGCGCGGTGTTTCTTGAGTGCCAAAGAAATAGTCGGCGTCTGTATCTAAAACTGCGCCGAGCTTCGCTAGTGTTTCGCGGGTTGGATTTAGAGACCGTCCGCCAAGTATATCATTTGCATATGTCAGACCGAGTTTTGCTCGGACCGAAGCCTCTCTTCCCGATAGTCCGGCTGCCTCAAGACGCTCTGCGATTCGTGTCTTGATGGTTTCGAGCGCCGGATGCGCTTTGGTGCGCTTCTCTTCTGCTCTAGCCTTCATTCTCTTTAGCCCCCTGTTTACTCTACTGATCACCATTTTCGATTAGCTCCTTTTTAGACCACGTCTTAGTGGGCCGCTATCGAAGAAACATACCCTGTCTAGTATCAGGCGACGGACGGTTGCCGTATTTTGCGTTTCCATCCGTCGGCATCCGTTGACATCCACAACTCCGTCCGTTACTGAAGGTTCAGCGGTTTCACGGAAAAGTTGCCAGCTGACTTCGGTATAAATCCGGATGGGCGACGGATGTCAAGCGGTAATCGACGGATGGAAATGGTTCAGTTAACGAAAGAGGCGCTGGCCGAGCGGGTAGGGGTGCTCGAACGGAAGTTCGCAGACCTGCGCCAAAGCATGGTCGCATGCGCTGCTCTTCCCGCCAACTGGCCGCTGACGCCGAAAGAGCGTGAGCTTTTCCTGGCGCTGCTCTCCTACGACACCGTCACCAAAGAGATGGCAATGCTCGTTCTCTATGGCACCGAAGATCGGCCGGACCATGGCGTCGCGATGTTCATGTCGCGCATCCGCGCCAAGACCGAACCTCATTCCGTGAAGATCGAGACGATCAATCGCACCGGCTACCGGCTTGTTGACCGGCTGGTGTGGACGAAGACTTTGAAGCTCGACGCCGTCGAGCACTAACCGGGGAGCCACATGGCAATCTCACTGAAGGGCAGCATCAAAAAGAAGTCCGCTGCCGAAGACCAGCCGATCATCACCATCTATGGCGTGCCGAAGATCGGCAAGTCCTCGCTGGCTGCGGAGTTTCCGCGTCCGGTGTTTATTCAGACGGCTGCGGGCGAAAGCGTCCCGGCGGGCATCGTCGCGGACACCATCGAAGTGCGCAGCTACAACGATCTGTGCGACGCAATCGGCGCGCTGGTCAACGAAGAGCACAACTACGCCACGGCGATCTTCGACTCGACCACCGGCCTCGAAAACCTGATCCGTGCGGAAGCCTGCGCCCGCAACGGATGGAAGAACATCGAAGACCCCGGCTACGGCAAGGGTTACAAGGTGGCCGCGAGCATCTTCCTCGAATACATCGACGGCATCATGACGCTGCGCTCGCTCCGTCAGATGGCCGTGATCCAACTCGGCCATTGCGACATCAGCCGCTTCGAGTCGCCGACGACCGACCCGTATTCGCGTTATCGCGTCAACCTGCACAAGGATGCCGCCGACATCATCGAAGCGAACAGCGACGTGATCGCGTTCCTCAACTTCAAGGCTTCGATCAAGAAGGTCGATGCGGGCTTCAACAAGCAGCTTACGCACGCCGAAGGCGGCGGCACTCGTTGGATGTTCCTCGAAGAGCGCCCCGGCTTCATCGCTGGCAACCGCTTCAGCATGCCCGCCGAGTTGCAGTTCAAGAAGGGTGAAGGCTACGCGGCGCTCGCCAAGTACCTGCCTGCGCCCCTCGCCGAAGCCGCCTAATCCACCAACTACCAAAACACTCGAACGCCATAGGAGAAGAACATGGCACAACTGAACGTGAACCTCGCCGACGTTAACGAGAAGGACGCAGAAGGCGGCGGCGGCGTAATCATCCCGCGCGACCGTTATCTGCTCAACATCGTCGAGGGCGAGGTCAAGCGCAATTCGAAGAACACCGGCGATCTCTTCGAGTACAAGGCCGAAGTCGTCGAGGGCGAGTTCGCTGGCGTGAAAATCTTCGGCAACATCAACGTCACCCATCAGACGTTGACCGCGCAGAAGATCGGTCAGGCGCAGTTGGCGGCTCTCGCGGAAGCGACCGGCATCGGCAAGGCCAACCTGACCGATACCGATCAGCTTCTCTTCCAGCCGTTCTACGCCGATCTCGATGTCGAGACCTACAAGGGCCGCGACGGCAGCGACAAGGAACGCATGACGGTGAAGAAGTTCATCCATGCGGGCAACGCGAACGAACCGCCGCCGAGCAAGGCCGCGCCCGCCAACGACAACGTGAAGGCCACGACCACCACCCAGGCGACCACCACCCAGGCGACGAAGCCCGCACCGGCTGCCGGTGGTGCTCGGCAGATGCCTTGGCAGCGGACCGCCTAAGACGCGACTAACGCCGGGGCTTCGGCCCCGGCACCTTCTTCCATCCCCCCTACAATTCAGTCTGCACAACGCGCTTCGGCGCGAACGATAGAGGCTTGCCTGATGGCACCGATCCCGCGCCCCTTTAGCGCCACCACCGAAGCCATCTATGCCGCCTATGCAAAGGCGCGCAGCCAAGCTTGGGATTCCCTGGGCATCTCGATCTCGCTGCTCGGCGAAGAGTGCGAGCGCGCCCTTTGGTACACCTTCCGCTGGGCGTCGCAGCCCGAAGTCATCGACGGCCTGAAGGCCATCACGTTCGAGACCGGCGAGATCGAGGAAACGCGGCTGCTCAACGCGCTGCGCATGATCGGCTGCGAAGTGGACGATGTCGATGCTCGCGGCAAGCAATACCGCGTGACGGCGATCTCGGGACACGTTCGCGGTAAGACGGATGGCAAGGTGCTCGGCCTTCAGGAAGCTCCCAAGACTTGGCACGTCGTCGAAGCCAAGTCGATGAAGGACACCTATTGGGACAAGGTGAAGAAGCTGGGTGTCCGCGAGGGCTACTTCACGCATTGGGTTCAGTTGAACGTCTATTGCCATCTCTTCGGCTTCGAGCGCGGTCTTTACATCTGCCGCAACAAGAACACCGGCGAAGTCCATTGCGAGCGCATCGAGACCGATCACGCCGAAGCTATCCGGCTGCTCGCTCGCGCGGAGCGCATCGTCAAGTACCCGAATCCGCCGCCGCGTCTGCACGAGAATCCGAATGCGAAGATGGCGTTCAAGTGCCGGACGATGTGCAACCATCTGGCTAACTGCCATGAGCATGCTTTCGCTCGCATCTCTTGCCGGACCTGCATCCACGCCACGCCAGAGATGTTCGGCGACGCCGCATGGTCCTGCGCCCGCTGGAATAAACCGCTCTCGCTCGCCGAGCAGAAGCAAGCCTGCCCCGCGCATCTCTTCCTCCCGTCGCTCGTCCCAGGCGAGCTGATCGACGCGAGCGATGAAGAAGAGTGGGCGCTCTACACCCTGCACGACGGCCGCGAGTGGCGCGATGGCGTGAAGCCCGAACCCGAGCGCCAATACTGGCACCACCCCGAAAGCGGCAGCCTTTTCGCGACGCTCCCCGGCGAACCCGATCCTCGCGACACCGAACCTCTCTCCGAAGAGATCAGCTTCGCCGAGTTCATCCGCCTGACCGATCACTACGCAGCGCAAGGGGAATAACGCGCATGTCTGCCTATCCGTTCAAAATTCGCTTCGTCGAGACGAAGCGAGGCCAGTGCATGTTCTTCCTGCCTGGGCAGTCCGGCATGCACGGCTTCGTGTGCGGCGCGCCGACCTCCGACGAGAAGTCGTTCTGCGACTGCCATCACAAGGCGACCCATCAACCGGTCAAGAAGGCGAAGATCAGTTTCTTCGATCTGTCAGCGACCTCGCTCGACAACGACACCGATCATGAGCCCGATCTGACGGAGGTTCTTCAGTGAGCTTTCCGTTCGTCTACGCCGATCCGGCTTGGCAGTTCGAGACGTGGAGCGAGGAAGGCAAGGATCGCTCGCCCCAAGAGCACTATGACTGCATGCCGCTGCCCGAGATCAAGGCTCTGCCGGTGCGCGAGATCGTGCCAGGAGACGCGGCCTGCGGCCTTTGGGTCATCGACACGACGGTCGACGAAGGCATTAAGGTGCTCGCCGAGTGGGGCTTCAGCTACAAGAGCGTCCGTTTTTACCACGTGAAGGTCGGCCGCGGCCTGCGCCCGCACATGGGTATGGGCTATTGGACCCGCGCCAATCCCGAGATTTGCCTGTTCGGCACGCGCGATAAGCCGAAGCGCAACGGCAAGGCCGTCGAGCGCCTGGCCCTCGATCTCGATCCAGACGAGAAGACAATCCTCGCGCCGCGCGGCGAACACTCCGCGAAGGCGCTCGAAGCTTACAACCGAATCGAACGCCTTCTTGACGGCCCGTACATCGAATTGTTTGCACGCCACGCGCGCGCCGGTTGGCACCAATGGGGCAACGAAGTCGGAAAGACCGGCGGCGTCCCGAACCTGTTTCATCTGCCGGGCCATCCGGCTCGCGCAACCAACGACAACTCGCTGTTCGGGGGAATCTGATGGCTCTCGAACTGCGCAAGTACCAGCGTGAAGCCTGCGATGCGCTCTATGACTATTGGGCGACCAAGCCGAACGGCAATCCGCTAATCGTCCTGCCGACCGGCGGCGGCAAGTCGCTTGTGCTCGGAACGATCACGCAAGAGTTCATCGGCTTCGAGCCGACGACGCGCATCGTCATGGCGACGCATATCAAGGAACTGATCGAGCAGAACTACGCCGAGTTGATGGGCATCTGGCCCTTCGCCCCGGCGGGCATCTATTCGGCGGGCCTGCGTCGCAAGGAGGCGCACGCGCAGATCGTCTGCGGCGGCATCGGGACCATGTTCCGCGCAGCGGAGCGGATCGGCCACGTTGACGTGCTGATCATCGACGAAGCGCATCTAGTGCCGCCGGATGAAGCTGCCATGTATGGCAAGTTCATCAAGGCGCTGCGCGCGATCAATCCGAAGATGCTGATCCTCGGTCTGACCGCCACGCCGTATCGGATCGACTCCGGCCTGCTCACGGAGGGCGACGACGCGCTCTTCACCGACATCATCTATGAGATCACGATCAAGGAACTGATCGACCTGGGGTACCTCTGCCCGCTGGTCTCGAAGGCAACGCAGACGACGTTCGATCTGAAGGGCGTCACGCGGTCGAGCGTCGACTTCAATAACAAGTCACTTCAGCGCGCGGTCGATAAGAACCCCGTCACCCAGGCGGCGGTAGAGGAAGTGATCGGCTTCGCGAGCAGCAATGAGAAGCCGCGCCGGTCATGGCTGTTGTTCTGCACCGGCGTCGATCACGCCATCCATGTTCGCGATGCGATCCGCGAGCGCGGCTATACGTGCGAGACGATCCACGGCGAGACGGAGAAGGGCGAGCGCAGCCGGATCGTCGAAGAGTTCAAGGCTGGCAAGATCACTGCCTTGACCAACGCCAACGTGCTGACGACCGGCTTCAACGCGCCGCGTGTCGATTTGCTCGCGATGCTCCGTCCGACCGAGTCGACGGCGCTGTATGTGCAGATGGTCGGTCGCGGCACGCGATGCATGGGCAAGGACATTGAAGAGTCCATCCGCAACGGCAAGTCCGACTGCCTTGTGCTCGACTTCGCTGGCAACGTCCGTCGCCATGGCCCGGTCGATGCCGTCACCGTGCGTAAGCCGGGGAAGGGCGGCGGTGAAGCTCCGGTCAAGGAATGCCCCGAGTGCCACTCGCTGATCCATGCGAGCGTCATGGAGTGCCCCGACTGCGGCTTCAAGTTCGAGCGCGATGTCGAGAAGAACATCAAGCAGACCGCCGACGTGACGCCGATCCTGTCAACGTCGAAGCCGGATTGGGTGCCGGTGAAGCGGCGCGCGTTCTATCGGCACGACAAGCCGGGCGGCACGCCGAGCATCCGCGTCGAATATTTGTGCGGCTCCGTCTCTCACAAGGAATGGATTTGCCCCGAGCATCAGGGCTACGCCCGCGTGAAGTTCGAGAAGTGGTGGCGGCAGCACGGCGGCAAGGACGACGCGCCGTTCACGATCCAAGACACCTTCAACCGCGCGAAAGAGCTTCGCGAGACCGCCGAGATCATGATCAAGGCGAACGGCAAGCATTGGGAGATCGTCGCGCGCAAGCTGGGCGAGATCGCGCCTGAAGGTCAGTCGCAGTCGTTCATCTCGGCGCCGCTGCCGAGCCGCGACGAGATGATCGCCCGCAACTTCGAGCTGAACGGGAAGCCCCAAGAGGCGGCAGCGTGCCGCGCTTCCCTTGCGGCGAAGCCTTGGCAGAAGGCTCCCGTGGCGAACGACAACCATCGGGCCGTGATGCCTGGGCACGTCAAACCGGCAGCGATGATCCGCCCCACGGCTCCGTGGAATGCGCAGATCACGCCGCCGCTGCCGAAGTCGCGTGCGCCTTGGGACACCGATCTCGACGAGGACATTCCGTTTTGATGGGGACGACATGGGGAACAACTTTCAAAGGTCGATGCGGCGCAATGAGTCGTATCAGAAGCTAAGCGCTTACCTGACGCAACACGGCTACTCGTTCGAGCCGTTCCACGCCGCGAAGCATCCGTATGTTGTTGTGCAGCTAGGCGAGGGGAAGTCCTTGAAGTTCTTCTTCCCGTCGAGCGCCGGTGACTGCCGGTCTGCCGACAATGCCGTGTCGCAGATCAAGCGCGCGATCCGCCGACATCTTGCGAGCAACGACAACAATGCGCGTGTTTGACCCTGAACCGATTTGCTGCGGCGTCTGCCGCCGCGAGGCAACCGGCATCGGCTTCGCCCCGAAGGGTGGCAAGCCGATCCTTTGGCTCTGCGAAGCTCCCGAATGTATCTCTCTTGGAAAGGACGTCTTTCACATGGTCCCGAAGACTCTGACTGCAACCGAAGCCCTCGCGCTTCAAGACGCTGGCGCTGAAGCTGGCGCGTACCTCGAACGCCTGGGCAAGTTCAGCTTAGCCGATCTGACCGAGAAAGAGTGGGGCAACTTCCTGACCACCATCCTCAACTCATACGGCGAGAACATGCGCAAGCGCGTGACCGCTGCCGTTGCACCCTTCTAAGCAGGAATGTCTTCCGTGATTGAATCGCCTTTCGCACAAACCGGACCGGGCCTCTTTGAGAACGGCTACAACCCGATCCCGATCATGCCGAACAGCAAGTTGCCTGGCACGTATGCCGACGATAGCTGGAAAGCCTACAAGGGTTGGAACGAGTTCTGCACCACGCGGCCGAGCCAGTTGCAGATCAACTATTGGGCCAAGTGGCCGAACGCCGGTGTTGGCGTGGCGTGCGGCCTGGGGCTTATCTGCATCGACATCGACTTCGAGCCCGCGATGGACGCGCTGCTCGCGATGCTGCCGCACTCGAGCGTGCAGAAGAAGGGCCGCAAGGGCATCTCGCTCTTCTATCGCGGCAACACCGATGTCATCCGCTCGCGCAACTTCCGCACGCCCGAGCGCGTCGGCCTTGTCGATCTGCTCTCTGAAGGTAAGCAGACGGCCTTGCCGCCGTCGATTCATCCTGACACCGGCGAGCCCTATTATTGGTGGACCGACACGCTGCTCGACGTGTCGCTGAACGAACTGACCGAGTTGCCCGATGACATCGCCGAACAGATCGCGGAAGTCCTGAAGGCGTATGGCTATGAGCCCCAGGCTGATCGGCGCTATGAGCCCGTGGCTGAGGTCCCCGACGTGTCCCAGGTCCATTCGACCGACTTCTTCCGCAAGCTGAACGAAGACGCGCTGGCGAACCTCCATGCGTGGGTTGGCAAGCTGGCGCTGCCGAAGGGAAGGTGGCTCGGGTCCAAGTACCGGGCGGTCGCCCCGTGGCGTTCGTCGGGCTCGGGCCGTCCTATGGCGAAGCGTCATCCGAACCTGTCGTTCGACCCGAGCGGCATTCAGGACTTCGGCACCATGGAGACCTTCACGCCGATCAACGTCGTGATGAAGGTGATGGAGCTTGGTGAAGCGCAGCGCGATGCAGCCGTGCAATGGCTGGGCGAGCAGCTTGGCTATAACTTCGGCGTCGAGATCGACCTGCGCTCGCGCCGGAAGGAAGCGGCGCAGATGGCCGAAGCCACCGAGCGGGACGCGGCGCGCATCGCCGAGCGCGAGAAGGCGATCCTTGAGGCCGCGCCGAGCGTGGAGCCCGGCTCTTGGGTCGAGCGCCAGATGGCGGCAGGCTTCAACCCGCCGTGGGTCAAGGCCAACCCGCAGCCCTATGAAGTGGCGGCGCTCGCGACGGTCGAGAACCTGCCCGCCAAGGCCGCTGCGGAGCCCGCTGGCGAGCCCGCTGAAGATCCTGCTATCGATGCCGGGCACGGCGAAAGCACGCCCACGATGGCCGAATTGGAAGCCTTGTGCCATCCGCCTGGGTTGGTCGGGGACATCATGGATTGGATCGCCGGGTCAACGTCGAGCCCGTCGCGTCCGCTCGCCCTGGGGCCTGCTCTGGGCTTCGTGGGGACGCTCGCGGGGCGGCACCACGCCGGGCCTACCAATCTCCGCACCAACCTCTACATCGCCGCCCTGGCCCCCGCTGGCTACGGCAAGGACTATCCTCGCAAGGCTCTGTCCCGGCTGGCCGTGGAAGCCGGTCTCGACCGCTATCTGGCGCCGGAAAACTACCTCTCGGACTCGGCCCTGCGTAAGACCATCGAGCACAACCCTTCGCAGTTGTCGCTCATGGACGAGTTGGGCGCGTTCGTTGGGAAGATCATGGACCGGCGCGCCGGGACGCATCAGACGGGCATGAGGCAGATGCTCATGCAGATGTTCACTTCTGCCGATTCGCTCTACAAGGGCACCGCGTCGGCGGCGGAAGGCGCAGTGCCGATCTATAACCCCAACTTCTCGATCTATGGCACGTCAACGCCTCACGACTTTTGGGCGTCGATGTCCGGCAAGGGCATCTCGGACGGCTTCCTGCCGCGCTGGCTTGTCCTCACGATCACCGGCGACCCGGCCGACGGCGTCGAGCCGAAGCTGTCCCAGGAACCGCCGACCAAGCTGATCGAAGATTGCCGGGCGATCATCACGCACAACGGGGCGGGCAACCTGCCGGACTCGTCGGCGCGCCCGATCTTGCGGCCTCGCGTGGCCGATTGGGGAGCCGGTGCGAAGGAACGGTGGATGGAGTTGCGGCTGGCGTTCAAGCGGCGCGGGGAGGCGTGCTCGCCCGATCTGGCGGCCTTGTGGACCCGCACCATGGAGGTCGCGCTTCGCATCGCTCATATCGTCGCCATCGGCGTCGATCCGACCCGGCCGGTGCTCACGCGCGATCTGGTCGATTGGGCGGCGAAGCTGGCCGAGCTCTCGACCCGTCACTGCATTGTCGAGGTCAGCGACCGCCTGGCTAACAACGATAAGCAGGCCGAGTACCTGAAGGTCCGCCGCTGGATCAAGGAAGCCGGGTCGGCGGGGATCACTAGCTCGACCCTGAAGAAGATGGTCAACGGCGAGTTCGATCTGCGCCGCCTGAACGACATCACGCAACAGCTTCTCGAGTCCAAGGTCATCGAGCAGCGGTTCGCCTCGACCAAGACCGGCGGTCGGCCTTCGCATCGGTGGTTCGCACTGTGACGGATGAACGACGGATTAACCGGGGGTTCGCCCCCGGTTTCCTACGGGGATCACCCAGGACGAAAAAAAAGCCCGCTGCGAAGCGGGCTAATTCGTTCCAGTGATGATTGATCAGCTTAGCTGTCGTGGGGGTAGGCTGAAGCGAAGTGCTGGGCAGCGAGCGAATCGGGCGAGATATGGGGGATCGGCGGAAGTCTACGGACAGATGTCGCCGTAACAGCGGCGGTGTCGGCCAGCGCGGCCTTCGTGGCGGGATTGCCGATGACGGCAGTCGAACCGCTCAAAGCAGCCACACCGACTAGTGCGGCGATGGCGATTGCCGGGAGCCGCATGACCCCCAAAGAGCGCTCTTTCAATCGAGCGTTGGCATAGAACCTCAGAGCTTCCGCGCACATGGCGCTATCGGTCGGCCCTAGAGTCACTTCGTCCCCGCCGCTTAACGCTACAGCCAGCGCAAGCGCGTCACCCCGTTTCTGCACGATTTTCGTCCTTTTCTGCCGGGCGTCCCCCGGCTCTTCCCCTCGGTGATGCTCAACCAAGGCGCGGATTCTAGCCGCGTCTTGGTTGTCTTATTTGTTCGACGGATCATCCGTCAATAATCATTCGGCAACAATCACGCGGTAATTACCGAAGAAGCGCATCCGTTAGAATACGGATGTCAATTATAGGCAACGCCCCGGTGCATTAATGCAGCGCGGCGGCTCGCATCACCTTGCGGCCGTAGGCCGTGCAAGAAGGCCGGGCGTAGACGCCACGCTGATAGAGGCTCACGCCTGCGCAGCCGGGGCCGCCCTTCGAGATCGCGATGCGCAGGTAGCGCGCGCCAGCGCGAGCGCCGGTGACGCAGTCGAACAGGTTCCCGGTGATGCCGATTTCACGCGCCGTCTGAGGCTTGACCTGCATGATGCTGCGTTCCCCTGCGCTGCCGCGCAGATGGCAGTTGAAGTCTGCTCTCGACCTTGGCAACGGCCTGGGCGAGAACGCGAGGAACGCCCTCCGCGTCAGCGGCGGCGTTGATGACGGACCGAAGGTCGGACCCGAACGCAGGCAAAGAGGTTCCCATCACGGCCGCGATTGCGACCGCGCTGATAAGGCGCTTCATGTTTTCTCCTATCAGGCCGCTACGGCTTCACACTCGAACCGCTTGGCCTCGTCTCGGCGACGCATGTTCTCCTTGTGCGTCACCATTTCCAGGTGATCCGGGTTCACGCAGCGGCGTGTCCGGCAGAGATGATCGAGTTGCTTGCGCGGAGGGATCGGACCGTGTTCGAGCACGTACATCACGATATGAACGGCCATGGTGCCGCCATCGAGACACATGCGCGGGTAGTCTTTACCTCTGCCCTTGTTCCCCGAACTTGGCCCTGTCCAAACGTGGCAGGGTGTGTCGAGCACCGTCCCTTGAACGATCTCGACGCGAGACATCACCTTCTCGCGAATCCTGTCCCTGCGCGTAGTCATTTGGATCGCTCTAAACGCGCGCCTGTCGCGTCTTGAACGCTGCAATGTGGAAGGCGCGTTTGTGCGGCGTGTCGTGAACGGGCCACGGCACGCGAGACAGAGCGTGGCGATGCTGCCCGTCTTCGACCCAGGTATGCAGCAACTCAGCGAACGGATTGCCGTTCGCGCGAGTGCGGTGGACAATCTTCACGTCAACGTTGGTCAGGATACGCGCCATCACGCGGCATCCTTGTCGGTGGTAACGCCGAGCGCGGCCAGCTTCTCGCCAACGACCGCGATGCCCTGCTCGATGACCAGCTTCAACTCGGGCAGCATACGCTCGACCAGATCGGGGCGGATGTCTTGGTTGCTCTGCATCGGCGTCTTGATCGTGATCTTCGTTTCCGAGCCGAGACGGATCAGCAGCCCAAGCAGGTAGTCGCGTTCCTTGATCAGTTCGGCGACGGCATGGAAATTCTCAAGCTTCACTGTTGTCGTTCCCCAACTTGTCGAGTCCATAGATTTCGCGGAAGCGGTCGCGGTTGATGTCCTTGGGATCAACCTCGACTATGTGCGGCGGCATGACCGCGTTCGGATCAGGCTCGACGGCGATGCCATCGAGCGAGATGCCGCCGCCGATCAGAAAGCAGTGGCCGTAGTCAGCGGCGCGCAGCTTCTCGGCGATCTCCGCATATGCCGCCTGGGAGATCGGGAGGCGGACGAGAGTCCTCACGATCCACCGTCCACGCGATAGGCTGCCCGCAGCGCCGTGAGGCGCCTCTCGGACGCGGCGAGCGCCGCTTCGAGTTCAGCGACGCGGTTGGCGGTGAAGCTTGCGATCTCGCGAGCGAGGTCGGTACGCTCAGCGGTGACGTAGCCGAGCCCCATCGACTTCTGCCGTTCGTCAGCACGAACGACGTACTTGCGGTCAACGAAGGCTTGCGCCTGGGCGATAAGCGCGTCCATGTCAGTACGCCTTTCCGCCGACCGCCATGCGGGCGCTCGCCATGTGATCCGGCCGGGAGATGTTGAAGATGAACTTCGCGGCGGCGGCGTCACCCATGGGCAGACGCTTTGCGCCAGCCAGATCGAAGATGCGGAAGAGCGCGTCGGCCATCTCGACGGTCAGGCCATCGAACTGCGGAAGCTTGTCATCGGGAAGCTGCTTGCGGTCGGCCTCCATGGCTTCGGCGATCTCGCTGACGGTCAGCATGAGCTTCGTCGGCACGATGTAGCGTTCGTTGCGGAGATCGGCGCCGGTGGCGGGATCGGTCCACCAATGCTTGTTGGCGTCGTGCAGGAGGTCGGTCATCCAATCGACGCAGAAGCGGACGGCGGTGGCCGGGTCGTTAAACTCTGCGAGCGCGTCGTGGCAAACCTCGGTCGCTGCGGCGAAGTTGCGCGAATAGAGCGTGTCGCGGATGTCTTGCAACGCTTTCACGTAGAGCGCGGCGTCGGCCGAGCGCTTGGCGTTCATCTTGAGCAACGTGTTGACGTTGTCACGAACGACATCGACGTGCGACTTGGTCGCGGTCATGTCCTTCAGGTCGAACCAACCGTAGAGCAGAAGGACCATGGCGCCGGTGGTGAAGAGGGCGGCCATCAGCGAGTGGCCCGCGAGCGACGAGTCAATTGCGAGCGCGAGGCCGAAGCCTCCGGTGGCGATGCCGTAGAAGAGACGAAGCATGGAGGTGACTTTCATGGGAGGCGAACCTGCAAGGATTTCTTGCAGGTTGGGGAAGGAGGTTCAGGCGGCGGCGGGCAGAAGGACGTAGGCGGGCGGCAGCTTCTTGCCGATGGCCTTGGCCCCGGCCGCCGTGACAACGAAGACGCGCATCGAGCCGAAGTCGCGTACGGGGTTGCGAACCATGTAGCCCTTGCCGACAAGGCGCTGTGCGACACCGATGTCTTCGCCGTTGTCATGAGCGGCGACGAAGTTGCGGCTGATCGAGTTGCCGTGTTCGAGCCCGAGCGCGCGGCGCGTGAGCATCGTTTCCTGATGCGTGAGCAGGTATTCAGTCATGGCGTCCCCCTCCAGCCGAACAAGGCGTTCTGATCCGAGTGCATTGCCTGCGACGCGGCTTTGCGGGGGTGGGCTGGGGGAGATCCACGGCGGTCAGGCTGTCCTTGTGATGAAGGACGTGAGCCGTCATGCCGCTGACGTTCTTCCGGCGGTCGCTCAGCTTGACGAGCGTGCCGATCCTGACGAGTTCCGAGACGCGCGGACGGATCGCAAGGACGCTTTCCTTCAGTTGCTTTGCGATCTCGTCAGCCGTCAGGCGGTAGCCGTTGAGCATTAGTTCGGCGATGGCGATGCGGAGCATCGCTGCCCGGGTGACGATCTGTTCCGCCGCGTCCTTCGAAGCGCCCCCGCCCTTCGACCCCGGCTTGTTCGGATAGTTCTGCGACATAGACAAAGCTCTCCCGTTCGCCCCGAAGGGGCGTTGTTCCGATCAGCGATGTGCGGTGTGGATTTCCCGTCCCCGTCCGGCAGAATCAGCCGGTCTCGCGTGAGCCAACGGATACACGATGGATGATCCGTCGCGCAAGAGTTATGATAGGGTTATCGAGGGATGACCGGCGGGCTATGGTAAGCAGGCCGTTAAGGGCGAGGCGAAGTCGCGCATAGAAATCGCCAACTCCATATTATCTTTTGGAGGCGGTTTCGGTTTCGAGCGATAACCGCCGCAAAACTAAACCCGCTATCCGCGAAGCGGGCCGACGGGGGGTCGGAGGGTATCTCCTATATATATAATGGTAATATATACTTGTAATATATCCTGAAGAAGATGTGAGTGGAGGACTTTACTTCTATATATAGGGGCGAAACCCCCTAAACGGGCAGTTGATGTTATCGGCTCTGACGGACGGAACCGAAATTCGACGGATGGAGTTGATATTATCCGATGCGCAGGAAGGTCATGTCAGAGTGGGACGCCAAGGCGGCGTTCCTCAACATCCCCGACGACGGATGGTCCTTCGTTGGCTTCGCCAACGCCTTGCCGTGCCATCCTAGCGAGGCAGAGGCCATCGCTCGGTATCTGCACCGGAAGAAGCTGATCTGGCTCTCGATGCGCGCTGGGCACGGCAGAGTGTTCCCGGCAGCGATGCGTCCCGGTCGAGGTCGGCCGAAGGCTCTCGGCGTCGAGCAGCGGCCTTTGATTGATCCCGCCCTGGCTGGCTTCCTCACCCAGGCGCATCCCACGTTCCTGAAGATCAGGCTCTTGCTCGGCCGCGATCCCGGCGGTGCATGGAACGAGCATCAGGCGCTCAAGGCCGAGATCAAGTTCGCCATCGCCGTCGAGGCGACGAACCTGATGAACCTCTGCCGGACGTTCACCAAGGAACACCCCGCCATTCCCGTTGCGGCGCTCCGTGATGCACTCTGGCTCGATAGGCCGCACACCATGCCCATCGTCGCGCAGACGCAGCCCGATCTTGCCCCGGCTGGCTCAGAGCAGTTCGCCGAGCAGCCGAAGGGGAAGCGGCGGCTCTCGAAGAACCTGACCGACGAAGAGCGGATGATCTCCTACATCGAAGCCGCCGCCGCATCCGGCATTGCCGCCTACGAGATCGCCAACAAGGGCAAGATCGCTCGCGACCGGGTCGCCATCATCGGCGAGATGTTCGAGAACATGGGCACCATTCGGTCGGCTGTGGTCCGCACGTCGGATCGGGGGCGATTGGGGACGCGATACTTCATGCGGAAGTACGGCGATCCGGTGATCGGCGAGGGCGGCAGGCTTCTTTACTGTCGCGACTGGGCGATCTGACAGGCGCAGAGCCTGATCGGCCGCGCGCGCCTGATTGGCTGCAAGCACCGCACGCGCTTGCGACCGCAGGGATGTGATGTGTCGATCAAAGCTCGACGAGCGAAGGTTTGAAGGGTTGATTGTCACCGCCCATGCGGACCCGTAGTAGAAGTTAGCGGCACGTGACTCGGCGCTTTGTCGGAAGCGCTGTCCCTGCCACGCACCGCTAACTTCACCACGGTCAGCCTCAAGCAGCGGAAGAAGCTGACGGGGTGTGGTATCATTCGGCGAACGCCCTAGCACAACTACCAGGACTGATCGTTATCCCTTGTTCATCAGTATCGGTCCTGAAGTCGCGCGAGCGCGGCTCGTCACTTTGACGGCAGGCGATGTCCTACCGCGCTCACACGGCCGGGGAAGTTAGCGGCGACGTGACCCTGAACGCCTTCCGCTGAGCAAGGAAAGCGCTGTCCCTAACACGTGCCGCCAACTTCAGTAGTCAGCCTCGGCGTCAAGAGGCCAACCACCCGGCTTTCCCGTGAGGGCTGTCACACCACGGGATAAAGCGGATTATAGCGGGAGAGGGGGTCGTGGGGAGACCTACCAAGGTTAGTGCTTGCCGGTGCCCACGTGAAATCTCACAGTCTTCATCGCTCTAGGCGGCGCAGAGTCGGCGCTCTAGGGCCGAGCGGAAATCTCACGATCAGACCCGACATTACCGCGTATGACCCCGGAGCAGAAGTCGCAAAGTACGAGGCCGAAACTCTTCTACTAAGAGGATCGAGGAAACAATGCCTTTGTACCACTACACGTCCGCCGCAGGTTTACATGGCATCATGGCCAGTAGATCGCTGTGGACCTCGCACTACCGCTTCCTCAACGACACGTCGGAGTTTCAGCACGGCTGGAAGATCGTGCTCGAGGCAATCGATCGTCGCGGCGCCGAGATCAGGGAGCTCTCATCGCTTGCCTGGGAGACGGTCGCACTGTTTCGTCAACACAGTGACGAAGTTCATGGGTTCATCGGGTCATTGACGTCTAAAGGCGATCTGCTCTCGCAATGGCGAGGCTACAATCGTGGACAAGGCTTCTCGATCGGCTTCAACGCGAGCTGGCTTTTGCAGAACGCCGCGGCACAGGGATTTGATATCACGCCCGTCCTCTATGAGCCAGAGAGCCAACGAGCGGCGGCTGACAAGGCAGTAACCCTGCTCATTGAACGCTTGTTGGAAGGGACGGATGGTCCGGAAGACCCCCGCGCACAAGTCAGGACATGGTGGCCGCATGCACTAAAGGCAGCTCTCGTTCTCAAGAACGAGCACTTCCAAGAGGAGCACGAGTCGCGCCTAGTTTGGGTTGGTGTTTCCTGGCCCCCTGGACTGAAGACGCGATTCTCACCAGCCGGCTTGGTTCCTTACCGGGCTTTTCAGTTTGACAAGGTCGTTATCAACAATGCAGCCACGCACCCCAATAACTGGGGCATCGAGGAAATCATCATCGGCCCCGCTTTGGGGCATCAGCAGACCTGCGCGGTGGACGCTCTATTGTCTTCACACGGCATGCGTCTCACGATCAAGCGGTCGGCGATACCCTATGTAGCGGACTGAACGCCTGTGCTTCTACCAAGAGTGGCTTCAGGCCGCTCTTTATGGCTCCGTTTCCCCAAAGGGAGCGAGGCGTTGCGGTTGCCGGACTGGTCTCGACCTGCGCATCCAACCACGCGAGCATTCGCGCATGGAAACCCGCGTCGTCAACAACATCCCCGAGTGGCGCTATCAGGCTGAAGTCATCGCGCGCCTTCACGCGCTCGAAGATGCCGGTCTCCCGATCACCTGCGCCGGTGATATGAACCGAGCGAAGCGTTCGCGACGCGAGCGCATGGAAGCCAAGGTCACGGGCCTTACGGCGGGCGAGGCCGACGTTCGCGTTTATATCACCGGCGGGTTTCTGCTCAGCATCGAACTGAAGACGCCCAAGGGGTCGCGCTCGAAGGCGCAGAAGGATCGTCATCCGAAGCTTCAGGCTCTCGGCTTCACCGTGATCATGGCGAAGGCTCCCACCCCTGAAGAGCTTGCCGACGAAGTCGAGCGGATCGTGCGGAGCTATCTCTAGTGCAGATCACGCTTACGCTCACGAAGGGGATGCTCGACCGGCTCGATCAGCTTCGTGATCGCAGCATCAACACCGCGACTGCTAAGGCGCTGACCTTCACCGCGCGGGATGCGCAGCAAGCGTTGCGCGTGCAAATCCCAGGCATCTTCATCCTGCGTCGTCCCTGGGTAATCAGCGGCATCCGCATCCGCCCGGCGAACGGCAGCAATCTGACGGCAGTCGTCGGCAGTATTGACAAGTACATGGAGCGCCATGTCATCGGTGCGGGCAAGGAGAAGTATCCCGACAACGCGCTCTCGATCCACTCGAAGCGCAATAGCAGCGGCCGTCTCGCGACCGGCGGCATCCTGATTAAGCCCTACGGCTCCATTGGCAGCGCCCCGGTTCATACCGTGGTGCGTCGCCAGTTGAAGCGCGTGGACACGCAGAAGCGGAAGACGTTCCAGATCGTGTCGGGCAAGAAGGTGCTCATTGTGCGTCGTCGCACTAAGAAGCGTCTGCCGCTCCAAACGCTCGCCGTGTTGCAGGGGAGCGCGACGATCAATGAGCATTGGGATTTCCTGGGGACGGTGTCGGGCGTCGTTCAGGCGCGCTTCCCGCACCAGTTCTATCGCGCGGTGGTCAATGCAACGATGCGATAGAGATCCCTGAGCGAATCGACTCCCCGCCGCTTCGAGCGCGAAGGTTCATGAGCGAAATGGCTCACACCCTCCCTCGCACGTAGGCCGCGCACGCAAATTACTCAGACTACGGCCGTCGATGTCAGCCCCCTCGACCAAGCCCCCGGCCTGCTCAGGATCAGCGCGAAGCATTTCTGTGCCGGGGCGGAGGTGGTGGAGGGGATCGTGTCCGGCAATGTCGCGCCGATCATCGCCTACACGGGCGGATGATCATCTCGCCATTCCTGAAGCTCCTCTGAGGGGTCGGAGACCGCCGAGGGCATCGCTTGATCATCCAGATGATCCAGCACGCGCTCAAGCTCCCCTTAGGGGGAGTTGCTCTGAATGGAATGCGGCTTGAAGCTCCTCTGCTGGTTCGTCATCAAGCAGCCGCCGAAGCTCCCCTGGAGGGAACTGGTCAAGATCAAAAGTAAGGTCTTCCGGATCGATGGAGAACGACAGAGCAGGTTGATTGCCTCCTAGTCCGTGAAGCTCGTCATGCAACTGCTTTTCCAGTCGCCGAAGCTCCTCTGAAGGGTCGGAGACTGCCGACGGCATGGCTTGATCATCGAGGTGATCCAGCACTCGCCGAAGCTCCCCTTGCGGAGGTGGCTCTGAATGGAATGCGGCTTGCGCCTGAATGAAAGGCGACGACGCCGGGTGACCGTCTAGCCAATCCTGAAGCTCCTCTGCTGGTTCGTCCGGTCGCAGAAGCTCATCTGGTGAGAACAGCTCGCGATCCGAAGTAAGGTCTTCCGGATCGATGGGAAGCGACAGAGCATAATTGTCTCCTAGTTCGTGAAGCTCGTCATGCAACTGAAGCTCCTCTGAAAGGTCGGAGACTGCCGACGGCATGGCTTGATCACCCGAATGATCCAGCACTCGCCGAAGCTCACCCTGAGGGAGCTGCTCTGACTGGAATGCGGTTTGCTCCTGAATGAAAGCGGAGGGGGCGTGCTGACCGTCCTGTTCCTCCTGAAGCTCCTCGAGCCGCGTGTTCGCTCGCTGGGACGCGCTGTGCTGCGCACCGGCGCCGTCAATGCGCCGTGGTTCCATCAGCATCGCCGTTTCGGGATTGATGAGCTCTACGGTCTGGGAGGAACCATTGCGCTCAGCGCTAGGGCGTGCTGCACGCACAACGGGTCTTCCCGTCGCCCGAAAGGTCCGGAAATGATCTAAGGATTTGAGGAGAGTCGCACTACTCCCCCCAGTGTACTTGTGTATGGCACCATCGTCGATTAGCAACTTGCTGTCCAGCCGAGCAACAATGCTCGGTCGGTTATTTTCGAAGAGCCAACGGCTATAATCAATCAGGCGGCTTCCATGCACATGCGCCTTTCTGCTACTCATGCCGGCCTCTATGAGGGCGTGCTCAAGCTTCAGGACGGCAGCATCCTCGGCATAAACAGGCCGCTCGTCCGAATGCCTGTGGGTTATGACGCCTGTTGTTGCAACCTGCCGTGCACCGCTACTTCCTCCTGAAGCGGCGTTTGCACTTGGTTGTCCGTATACCACAACCTCTTCCAGATCGTTCAGCGTCCTTGGTCTCTTCGCTGCTCTCGAATGAGCGGCGTTATCATTGGGGACATAGTACGCACGAAGGACTCCTACCGCTGTCTTCATATCTCCATTATTCGGAAAGTGCGTATTTAGGTGAGCGAGCAGGGACTTGTGGTCCGCTAGATCGGTCGTTTGGTCGCCACGGCGGAGGTCATTCACCAGTCGACGAAGTGCCCGCGTATAATTTTTAGCCGTAGTAGGTTGTAGATTTTGCTGAGCCGCATGTCGAGCAATCACGGTATCGATAAGGTTCCGGTCCTCTTCAGTCAAATGGGGATAGGCGGGGCCATGATACTCACGAAGAACGGTCACCCCTCTCTTCACATTTGTGTCTTTCGGGAAGTGAGTATTTGCGTGATCGTGCACGGCCTTGTGGTCCGCTAGATCGATCGTTTGGCCGCCACGGCGGAGGTCATTCACCAGTCGACGAAGTCCCGCAGAATAACCTGTAGCCGTTGCAGGTTGTACGTTTTTCCGAGCCACATATTGAGCAACCGCGCTGTCGATAAGGCTCAAGTCTTCTGTAGACAGGTAGGGATAATCAGGGCCCCTGCTGGCGACGGGAGCAGCCTGGCTTGCCTCGGCCAAGTGGTGCTCAAATTCCATGGCCTCGTCCGTCTGCGGCGCTTCGGAGACCGCGTGCTGCACCGGCGACGAAGCTGGTACATTAAATGGATTAAAGTTTTGCGGGTCCACGTCGCCTCACGTTCAAGATAACCTGAGCAGGTCTTCTACTCGGGCTAACTTTCGAGAACCTGACGGGGCCATGGTTCCGTACCGTTGGCCTTGGTCGTGAGCGCATTCGCCCGGCGAACGGCAGCAACCTCACGTCAGTGGTTGGCAGCATCGACAAGTACATGGAGCGCCATGTCATCGGTGCGGGCTTCCCGACAACGCGCTCTCGATCCACCGAATCGCAATAGCAGCGGCCGACTCGCGCCCGGCGGCATCCTGATCAAACCCTACGGCTCCATTGGCAGCGCCCCGGTTCATACCGTGGTGCGTCATCAGTTGAAGCGCACGGATAGGCAGAAGCGCAAGACGTTCCAGATCGTGTCAGGCAAGAAGGTGCTGATCGTGCGTCATCGCACGAAGAAGCGTCTGCCGCTGCAAACGCTCGCCGTGCTTCAGGGCAGTGCGACCATCAATGAGCATTGGGATTTCCTCGGGACCGTGCCTGGCGTCCTCCAGGCGCGCTTCCCGCAGAACTTCTATCGGGCGGTGGTCAATGCAGCGACGCGATAGAGGGTCCATGAGCGAATCGACTCCCACCCCATTCGAGCGGGAAGGTTCATGAGCGAAATGACTCACACCCCCCTCGCACGTAGGCCGCGCACGGTTCTGCTCGCGCTCGCTATCTCTCGACCAACGATCCGGATGGCACTCGCTGACGATCTGCACGCGCCGACCGGCATCTCGACCGCGACAACTTTGCAGAAAATGCAAATTACTCAGATTACGGCCATCGATGTCGGCCCCCTCGACCAAGCCCCCGGCGGGCTCAGGATCAGCGCGAAGCATTTCTGTGCCGGGGCGGAGGTGGTGGAGGGGATCGTGTCCGGCAATGTCGCGCCGATCATCGCCTACACGGGCGGATGATCATCTCGCCATTCCTGAAGCTCCTCTGCCGGTTCGTCATGGACCAGCCGCCGAAGCTCCCCTGGAGGGAACTGGTCGAGATCAAAGGTAAGGTCTTCCGGATCGATGGAAAACGACGGAGCAGGTTGGTCGTCCCGTCGTCCCTGAAGCTCGTCATGCAACTGTTTTTCCAGTCGCAGAAGCTCCTCTGAGGGGTCGGAGACTGCCGAGGGCATCGCTTCATCATCCGGATGATCCAGCACCCGCCGAAGCTCCCCCTCAGGGATCTGCTTTGAATCGAATGCGGCTCGCGCCTGAATGAAAGTCGACGGGGCGGAGTGATCATCTCGCCATTCCTGAAGCTCCTCTGCTGATTCGTCATAAAGCAGCCGCGGAAGCTCCCCTGGAGGGAACTGGTCGAGATCAAACGTAAGGTCTTCCGGATCGATGGAGAACGACAGAGCAGGTTGATTGCGTCCTAATCCGTGAAGCTCGTCATGCAACTGTTCTTCCATACGCTGAAGCTCCTCTGCGGAGACCGGCGACGGCATGGCTTGATCATCGAGGTGATCCAGCACTCGCCGAAGCTCCCCCTGAGGGAGCTGCTCTGACTGGAATGCGGTTTGCTCCTGAATGAAAGCGGGGGGGGCGTGCTGACCGTCCTGTTCCTCCTGAAGCTCCTCGAGCCGAGTGTTCGCTTGCTGGGACGCGCTGTGCTGCGCACCGGCGTCGTCGATGCGCAGCGGTTCCATCAGCGCGACGGTTTCGGGATTGATCAGGGGCACGTTCTGGGGGGGAGGATTAAGGTTAGCGCGAGGGGGGCGGCGTTTCGCGGGCACGACCACTCCCGTGGTCCAAAAGGTGTGAAAATAGTCTAAGGCTTTGAGGAGATTGGCATCACTCCCTCGGGGGTACATTTGTATGGCACCATCGGCGCTCAGCGACTTGCTGTCCAGCCGAGCAACAATGCTCGGTCTGTTGTTTTCGGACAGCCAACGGCTAAAGCCGCCAAGGACGGATCCAAGATAACGTGCCCAGTTGTAGGTCATGCCGCCCTGGATGAGGGCCTGCATAAGCCCCCGGACGGCGGCAGCATCCTCGGAATAAGGTGGCCGCCCGCCCGACTGCCCCCCGATTATGACGCCTGTTGAGGCAACCTGCGGTGCTGCGCTACTTCCTCCTGAAGCGGCGTTTGCACTTGGTTGTCCGTATACCACAACCTCTTCCAGATCGTTCAGCGTCCTCGGTCTCTTCGCTGCCCTCGAATGAGCGGCGTTATCATTGGCGGCATAATACGCACGAAGGACTCCTAATGCATGCCTCATACGTGCGATTTTCGGAAAGTGCGTATTTGCGTGATCGAGCAGGGACTTGTGGTCCGTGAAGTCGATCGTTTGGCCGCCACGGCGGAGGTCATTCACCAGTCGACGAAGTGCCTGCGTATAACCTTTAGCCGTATTAGGTTGTAGATTTTGCTGAGCCGCATATCGAGCAATCACGGTATCGATAAGGTTCCGGTCCTCTTCAGTCAAATGGGGATAGTCATTAGGACGCCTGATGGCGACGGAAGCAGCCTGGCTTGCCTCGGCCAAGTGCTGCTCAAATTGCACGGCCTCGTCTGTCTGCGGCGCTTCGGAGACCTCCTGCTGCACCTGCGACGAAGCTGGTACATTAAATCGATTAAAGTTTTGCGTATCCACGCTCGCCTCACGTTCAAGATAGCCTGCGCAGGTCTTCTACTCGGGCTAACTTTCGAGAACCTGACGGGGCCATGGGCACGTAGAGGGCGCACCGGCCAATATCGGAACCGACATCGCTCGGGATCAGCATCTCCTCCATGATCTAGCTCTTCGCACGTGTTGCCAGCTTCAAGCATCTCGCAGCGTTGTAGCACTTTGGGTCCTTCCAGGGCCATTCCGCATGCGGGTGACGCGCGACCGCTCGACTCCGCTAGATATAAAATTTCAAAAGCGACTTTCTGTTCTCGGATCGGTTGTGGAACCCGGGCCCCAGGCCCGGCCCGGCCTGCCCCTGAAAACATCAGATTGGCGATTTTCGTGGGCGAAATTGATGTTTTGAGCCGGCGTCCGTCCGTCGCGCCCAAGGGCGACCAAAACACGCTCGAAAGAAACTATACCGATTGAGACCGTATGGCTCTCAATCGGAGCCTCCATCCATGATCGTTATCGGCCTCAAGGGCCTTATCGGGTCCGGCAAGACTACCGTGGCCCGCCATCTCATCGAAAACCACGGATTTGTACGCGGCCGGTTCGCTGGCGCGCTGAAGGACATGCTGCGCGCTTACCTGCGTTACCGGCGCTGCGACGAACGCACCATCGAGCGCATGATCGACGGCGACCTGAAGGAACTGCCGACGCCCTGGCTCGGCGGCAAGTCGCCCCGGCACGCCATGGAAGGGCTCGGCGGCCTTTGGGGTCGCGATCACATGGGCTCGGACTTCTGGATCGGGACCGAGACCGACAAGCTCTACATGAGCGCGCCGAAGCGCGTCGTGTTCGAGGACGTGCGTCACGCCAATGAGGGCGAGGCCATCGAACGAATGGGCGGATGGGTGGTCGAGGTCCATCGACCCGGCCTGATCCCCCAGGAACACCGCACCGAGAAGGCGCAGGTCGAGGTCAACGCGCATCGCTGCGTCATGAACTACCAGGGCGATATGGCATCCACGTTCCGGCAGATGGACATCATCGTCGCTGATCTGATCGCGCGGACGGACCGCAGCAACGTGCTCGACTGACATGGGCAAGACCGTCAACCGACAAGAGCTTGCGGACATCTTCGGCTATTCGCTGCCGACGATCTCCGCATGGGTCGAGAACGGAATGCCGGTCAAGTCGCACGGCGGCCGTGGCAAGCAGTTCGAGTTCGACACCGAAGACGTGCTGAAGTGGCTGCTCGCGCGCGAGCGCGCGGAGCGCAAGGCACATACGGCCGCCACGCTGAAGGAAGGCGGTGAAGAGATCACCATCGATAAGGCGCGCCTCCGCAATGAGATCGCGAAGGCGAAGCTGTCCGAGTTGGAGTTGGCGACGAAGATGGAGCTTGTGCGCCCCATCGACATGGTCGCCAAGGTGCTCTCGAACGAAATCGCCAATGCACGCGCGCGACTGCTCGGCATCCCATCCAAACTGCGCCCCGCAATCCAACTCGAAGTCGGTGCGCCTGAAGGCACGAAGAAGCTCGTCAACGAAGTTGAGCGGCTGATCCTCGAAGCCCTGAACGAAATCAAGATGTCGGCGGACGACGCGGTCGAGGAAGAGCCTCACGCCGAGCCGCCGACCGAACCCCTCGAACAGAACGAAGAAGAAGATGACGACGAGTGAGTTCAAGCCCTCTTGGATGAAGTGGCCGCCGAATAGTTGCGAAGTCTGCACCGCCTGGAGACGGGAAGGGGAATGGCATGGCGTGTGTCAGCGCGCGTCATCTGTGAACTTCGAGCAGCCGACCGATGCGCGTCAGCGCTGCCCTGAATATCAGCGCAAGCCGGATGCCTAATGACCGCCGCCGTCGCCGTCGTCGATGAATTTCATGAGGATACTGCGTATGAAGCACGGCTTCGCGCGCAGGTCCGTGAGATCATTGCGCAGAGCTTCAGTCCGCCGCCGAAGCTGACCGTCTCCGAATGGGCGGACGAATACCGCGTGCTGTCACCGGAAGCGTCGTCCGAGCCCGGCAAGTGGTCTACTGCGCGCGTCGAGCCGTCGCGCGGCATCATGGATGCCTTCGCCGATCCCGAGATCGAGATCATCACCTGTATGGTCGCGGCGCAGACGGTGAAGACGGAAGTCATCAACAACGTGGCTGGATTCCACGTCCATCTCGATCCTTGCCCGATGCTCATTCTGCAACCGACGTTGCAGATGGCCGAAGCCTACTCGAAGGATCGTCTCGCGCCGATGATCCGCGACACGCCTCCGCTCGCGGCGAAGCTCGGCAACAGCGCGCGCGATTCCGAAGACACGATCCTTCACAAGAAGTATGCGGGCGGCCATATCACCATGGCGGGCGCAAACTCACCTGCGTCGCTCGCCTCGCGACCGATCCGCATTCTGCTCTGCGACGAAGTTGATCGCTATGAGGCGAGCGCCGGTAAGGAAGGCGACCCCGTCTCGCTCGCTATCGAGCGCACCACGACGTTCTGGAATCGCAAGATCGCGCTGGTCTCGACGCCGACGATCAAGGGCGCGTCGCGCATCGAGTCCTCGTATGAGGAAAGCGATCAGCGCCGGTTCTTCGTGCCTTGCCCAAAGTGCGGCCACATGCAGCATTTGCGCTGGGCGCAGGTCCGATGGCCCGACAACGATCCGCTCGCGGCACGCTATCACTGCGAATACACCGATCCCGACACCGGCGAACTGTGCGATCACGGATGGAGCGAGGCCGAGCGGCTGAAGGCGATCCAGCGCGGCGTGTGGATCGCCACGAAGCCCGAAGTGAAGGGCCACGCTGGCTTCCACCTGAACCGCATCGCCTCGCCCTGGCGCGCCCTTGGCGAGATGGTGCGCGACTTCGTGTTGGTGAAGAAGCATCCCGAGCGTCTGAAGACCTGGGTGAACACGCGCCTCGCGGAGACGTGGGAAGAGCGCGGCGAACGCGCCAACCCGGATTCGATCTATGCCCGCCGCGAAGACTATGACGCCTCGATCATCCTCCCGAGCGGCGTCGGCTGCATCACCGCGTCCGTGGACATTCAGGACGACCGCGCCGAAGTCGAGTGGTGCGGTTGGGGGCAGGACGATGAATCGTGGTCGCTTGACTACAAGGTCCACTATGGCGCGCCGAACACTCCAGGCTTTTGGGAGGTCATCGACACCGCCTTGCTGCGCACGTTCAAGCATCCGTCCGGCGTCGAGATGCGCGTAGAAGCGGCCTGCATCGACTCTGGCGGCCACTTCACGCAGCACGTCTACAACTTCGTGCGCCCCCGCATTGCGCGGCGCGTCTACGCAATTAAGGGTATCGGCGGTCCTGGCCGTCCGATCTGGCCCGTGAAGGGCACCGTCAACAAGGCGAAGAACGTCACGATCTTCGTCCTGGGCGTCGATCAAGCCAAGGACATGCACTACAAGCGGCTCGAAGTGAAAGAGCCCGGCCCCGGATATTGCCATTACCCGCTGCTCGAAAACTATGACAAGAAGTTCTTCGAGGGCCTGACGGCTGAAAAGGCCATCTTGAAGACCGATAGGCGCGGCTTCGTCACGAAGGAATGGCACAAGGTCCATCAGCGCAACGAACCGCTCGACCTCCGCGTCTATAACATCGCGGCGCGGCTCTCGCTGGGGATCAACATGGAGCGCCGTTTGATGGCTCTGCGCGCGGCGGCAGCGAACGCGCTGAATGCGGCCCCGCAACAAGCCGTTCCGAATGCTGAACCCGCCCCGGCGGCTCCCCAGGCCGTTTTTGGGCGGCGTCGCATCCGCAGCCGTGGCGTTGAAAGTTAAGAATTGAGCGGTTAGATGAAAAGCATGATGACCGGAAAAGACGTGCGAGCCGCCCGAGTAGCGCTCGGCAAAATGTGGAAGCCCGGCGGCGGCCCGCTGACGGCGCAAGAGCTTGTGCGCGCCCTTGGTCTCTCCGAAGATCACGGCACGGACCATGTCTACAACATGGAGAAGGGCAAATCGGCCGTGTCCGGCACTATCGAGATGCTTTTGCGCATCTATCTCGCCGGTGGAGTGCCGCCCGACGATGTTGTGATCTTCAAAGACAAGTCGCGCTAAGGGCGACCGGAACGATCTCTTTCAAGCGGCCCATGTCCCGTAGCTTCGGGGCATGGCAAAGACCGTCGAAGAGCAGCTTGAAGAGACCTTGAACTCGATCTCCACGGTCGAGCAGAGCGGTCAGCGTTACACGATCAAGGATCGTGAGCTTTGGCGCGCCGATCTGCGCCAACTCGATCAGCGCGCTCAGCGTCTCCAAAAGCAGGCCGAGCGTGCCAAGCGGGGCGGTCTCCGTATTCAGCGGGTGATCCCGCTGTGATTAAGCCCGTCGCCCCGACCCTGATGGACCGCTTTCTGGCGGGCGTCGCACCCAACTTCGCGACGCGCCGCTATCATGCGCGCCTCTCGCTCAACTATATGGGCCAATACGCCGGTGCGAAATCGAACCGCGCTGCCCTGAAGGCGTGGAAGACGCATCCCGGTTCGGCCGATTCCGACTCGCTGGGCGATCTCCCGGCGCTGCGCAGCCGCTCGCGCGATCTCGGCCGCAACAACCCCATCGCCGCCGGTGCGAAGCAGACTTCCAAGAGCAACGTCGTCGGCACCGGCCTGCGCGTGCGCTCGAAGCTGAACCCGAAGCTGCTCGGCCTCTCGCCGGAAGCCGCCGAGTTGTGGGAGCGCAAGGCCGAGACGCTGTTCGACCTTTGGGCGCAGTCCAAGCTCTGCGACATCACGCTCACGCAGAACTTCTATGAGCTTCAGGGCCTCGTTTTCAACGCGGTGTTCGAGTCCGGCGACACGTTCGTCCTGCGCCGCGTGCCGAAGCGTCCGAACGCCGTTGTGCCGCTCGCCCTCAACGTGATCGAGGCCGACCGCGTCGCCACGCCGACCGAGTTGCAAGGCGAGTACCTGATCCGCGACGGCGTCAAGATCGACGAAGACGGCGCGCCGGTCAGCTATTTCGTGCTCAATGAGCATCCCGGCGAGCGCGTGACGTACACCGTCAACGGCTTCACGGAGGTCCCGGCCTTCGGCAAGAAGTCCGGCGAGCAGATGGTGCTCCATATCTTCGAGCGCATGCGTCCCGGCCTGAACCGTGGCATTCCGCAGCTTGCCCCTGTCATCGAAATCCTGAAGCAACTCGACCGCTACAGCGAAGCCGAGTTGATGAAGGCCGTCGTGTCGTCGTTCTTCACCGTCTTCCTGAAGACCCAGGGCGACGATGGTATCGCACCGGCCATTCAGGGCGCGTATCCCGGCATGGGCTCGAACGAAGTCACGATGGGACCGGGCACCATCGTTGACATCGGCACCGACGAAGAGATTCAGACGGCGCAGCCCGCGAATACCGCGAACTTCGACCCGTTCTTCCAATCTGTCGTGAGGCAGATCGGCGTCGCGCTGTCGATCCCCTTCGAACTGCTCATGATGCACTTCACGGCGAGCTACAGCGCGTCGAGGGCGTCTCTGGAAATGGCAGCACAGTTCTTCCGCGACCGCCGTACCTGGCTGGTCCGCAATTTCTGCGCGCCCGTTTACGAGTGGTTCCTGACCGACGCGATCAACGCTGGCCTGATCGACGCTCCCGGCTTCTTCAACGATCCCGTGAAGCGTGCCGCGTGGCTCGGCGCTCAGTGGATCGGTCCCGCGCGGATCATTCTCGACCCGCTCAAGGAATGGAAGGCCGAGACGGAGGCCGTCAACCTGGGCGCTCGCACCATCGAAGCCGTGATCATCGAGCGCGGCGGCGACGACTTCGAGCAGACCACGGCGCAGCGTGCTCGCGAGCATCAGGCCCGTGCGGCGGCGAAGCTCGAACCTGAAATCCTCGCGCCGTCCGGCATGGGCTCGCAAGTCAAGGAAGACGTGAGCGAACGCGAAGACGACGACGAACCCCCGACGCCGAAGAAGCCCGAGAAGAAGCAATGACCTTCAACGTCCGCAATCCGCTGATCTTCGACGCCGCGCTCACGGCGAATTGGGCTATGGAAGAAGGGGCTCTGCGCCAGATCATGGAGATCGCCGCGCGCGAGAACCAAATCACTCCGCAGATGCTCGAAGCCTATCGCGGCCAAGAGCTTGAGCGTTCCGAGCGCGCGACCCGGCGCGGCAATGTCGCCGTGATCGACGTGGCTGGCCCCTTGTTCAAGCGCGCCAACCTCATGACGACGTTCTGCGGCGCGACCGCATACGAGACCGTTCGCCGCGACCTTCAGGCTGCGATGGACAACGCCTCGATCACGGCGATCCTGCTCAACATCCACTCGCCTGGGGGCGAGGCTGCGGGCGTTGCGGAGCTTGCCACGGCGATCAACGAAGTGCGCGGCCGTAAGCGCATCGTCTCCTATGCAGGCGATCAGGCGGCCTCCGCTGCGTTCTGGCTGGGCACTGCGTCTGACGAGTTCATTATCGGCCCGACCGCAGCGCTCGGCTCCATGGGCGTCGTCGCTGGCTACCGCGATACGTCTGCGCAGGACGCGGCGCGCGGCATCAAGACCATCGAGTTCGTGTCTTCGCAGTCGCCCTACAAGCGCGTGGACATCAATACCCAGGAAGGCCGCGACCGCGTTCAGGCGCGCGTCGACTCAATGGCCGCCGTGTTCGTCGAGACGGTCGCGAAGTATCGCGGCGTGAGCGTCGAACATGCACTCGAACATTTCGGGCAGGGCGATGTCCTGATCGGCAAGGCGGCAGTCGATGCCGGAATGGCCGATGGCATCGCCACGTTCGAACAGGTTCTCGCGAGCTTGGCTCGCGGCGAAAGTCCGAAGGCTTCCTTCGGTTTTAACCCGGCCGCGTCCGGCCAAAGTGGAGAAGTCGAAATGAACGATGCTGAAAAGGCTGCATTCGCAGCGCAGGTTCGCGCTGAGATGCAGGCCGAGATCGATGCCAAGGCGAAGGCGGATGCCGAAGCCAAGGCGAAGGCCGACGCGGAAGCCGCCGCTGCCGCCGAAGCCGCCGCGAAGGACCCCGTCGTGGTCGAGCGTAAGCGCGTGACCGAGATCATGGGCCTGACCCTGCCGGGTTACGAAGCCGCTGCGCAGAAGGCTATCGAAACGGGCTCTTCGGCTCATGAGTTCTCGGCCATGATCGTGGCTGCTGAAAAGGCCAAGCGCACCGAGCGCGCCGCTGACATCAAGACGGACACCGAAGCCAACGCTGGCGTCGCTCCGTCCCAGGGTCAGGAAAAGGCGCAGGGCGACGAAGCCGCAGTCAACGCAATTCTCGGCGCGATGAAGCTCGCGTCCGGCAACTAAGGAGCCGCAACGGTGGCGAAGTTTGAGAACGAAGGCGCATACGTCCCGAGCGTGCTGATGCTCGGCCACCACCGCGCCCGCAAGGTGACGATCAAGGCGGGCGCTGGCGTCCTGGGCCGTGGCACCGTGCTCGGCCAGATCACGGCCGACAAGAAGTACCTCAAGTCGATTGCTGCGGCCAACGATGGCTCGCAAGTGCCCGACGCGATCCTCAGTGCGGATGTCGATGCGACGGCCGCTGACGTGGAGGCCATCGTCTACATCGCTGGCGAAGTCGATCAGGACAAGCTGATCCTCGGCGCCGGACACACCCTCGGATCGGTGGATGCGGTCTTCCGCACGAAGTCGATCTGGCTCGTTAAGCCGATGGGCTAACCGAGACAACCTCGAAGAAAGCAACGGGAAGCCCTACTATGGACCTCTTTTCGACCACCGCCCTCAACCGTGTTGTCGAGGAACTGCCGCTCAACCCGGCGTTCTTCCTCAACACGTTCTTCACGGTCGCCGAGACCTCGAACACCGAAGACATCAAGTTCGATTCGGTCAAGGGTCGTCGCCTGATCTCGCCGCTCGTCTCGCCCATCGTCGCGGGCAAGGTGATCCGCGAGAAGGGCTACAAGACTCAGTCGCTCGCACCGGCCTACATCAAGGACAAGCGCGTCTTCAAGCCGAGCGGCCAGTTCAAGCGCCGCGCTGGCGAGAAGATCGGAGGCTCCCTGTCTCCCGAGCAGCGTCTTGCTGCGTCCATCGGCTTCGCCGTGAGCGAGCAGTTGGATATGTGGACCCGCCGCCTGGAGGTCATGTCGGCCGAAGTTCTGCGTACCGGCAAGCTCGTCCTGAAGGGCGACGACTATCCCGAGCAGCTTGTCGATTTCGGTCGCGATGCCGAACTGAGCATCGTCCTGACCGGCACCGACAAGTGGGACAACGCCGCCGTCAACCCGCTCGACGACATCGAGGATTGGGGTCAGATGATCTTCGATCATTCGTCGCTGACCTGCCGTGACGTGATCATGGCGAGCGACGTGTGGAAGACCATCCGCGCCAAGCTGGCCGGTCCCGACACCGATGCGGTCGCCAAGGCGATGCGTCTTCAGATCGACATGACCAAGGCGACCCTGGAGTCGGCCCGTGCGTCGCTCGGCCCGATCCTGATCACCCCCGGCATCCGTCTGGTCGCTCAGTTCGGCGACTACCGCCTGTGGGTCCACGCCGACAAGTACGTCGATCCGCTCGACGGCGTCGAGAAGGACGTGCTCCCGGCCGGTGAAGTCGTCATGGCTTCGCGCGAGATCGAGGGCGTCCGTCACTTCGGCGCGATCATGGACCTGAAGGCCGGTCTTCAGCCCCGCGACTTCTTCGTGAAGTCTTGGGAGGAAGAGGACCCGTCCGTGCGGTACATCCTCGGTCAGTCCGCCCCGCTGATCGCGCCCTATCGCGTGAACGGCACCCTGGGCGCGAAGGTGAAGTAATGCCGATCTATCGCGGCCTCGTAACGATCAAGCGTGACGGGCGGTATCTTCCGCCCGGCACGCCCATCGAAATGAGCGAGAATGAAGCGAAAGCCCTCGGGCCTGCTCGCGTCAAGCTCGCTGACGATCTGGTCTCGGCCGTCGCCGAGATCGCTCTGGAATCGGCCAGCACGCTCGCTGGTGTCGAGTCCGCCGGTGATGCCCCCGGCGACGCGCCGTCCGCTGATGAAGTCCCTCCCGCCTCGCATCAGACGGACGGCGCGAGCACTCGCGTCGTGGACATCGCGTCCGCAATCGACCTGCTCGACGAAAAGAAGGACTTCTTCAAGTCCGGTCAGCGTCAGGGCAAGCCGAAGCAGAAGCCGATTGAAGAGATCGTCGGGTTCGATGTCACCGACGAAGAGATCGACGCGGCTCTCGCGCTGCGCGCCTCGGGCGTCTGATGCCGGTCGAGACCGACAACGATCTGTTGATCTTCCTCAACCCCGACGAGTTCGGGGTTGAGGCGCGTTATGTGAGCCGCGACCCAGCCGTCGAGCCCAAGGACATTCCTGGGCAGTTCGACGACGAAGGCAGCAATTGGAATCCGAACCGTTGGAACGGGACGCAATTCCAGATGCAGATGGGTGCGAGCGTCACTTCCACCGGCCCGACGTTTCTCTGCCGCACGTCCGATCTGCTCAAGGGCGGTCGCAAGGGCGAGAAGCTGACCATCAAGGGCGAAGAGTATCGGATCGAGGACAAGCGACCGGACGGCACCGGCCTGACCTTGCTCTTGCTCATGGCGAACGACTGACATGGCGCATCCCCGCAAGCGTATCCGCGAAGCGTTTCGAGCCCGGCTCGCCGAGAGTGTTGACGGCGAGTACCGCACGGCCGCGCAGAGCCGCGTGTATGCGAGCCGGATGGCTCCCGTGAGCGAGGAAGAGTTGAAAGAGGATGGCCCGGCCATTCTCGTCTACGCGCGCATGGAGAAGTACAATCCCGAGAAGGACTACGGGGTGGAGGGCGACGCGACCTATATCGAGCGCGAATTGACGCTTGTCACGGAGGCCATGCTGCTCGGCGGCGAGACCGTTGACGACAAGCTCGACGACATCGCAGAGCAGATGGAGGCCGCGTTCGAGGGCTTCGTGATCCCCGGCTTCGAGTCCGCCCGCATGCGGCTGCTCGAGTCCGACATCGACGTGATCACCGATCAGGTCAAGCGTCCCGTTGGCGCAATCGGCCTCGTTTGGCAGATCATCTATCGCACCGAATGGCGACCGCGCGCCACGGCCAACGACATTGACGCCGCAATGGCGGACTTCCTGGCGGGCAGGTAATCATGGTCAAGTTTCTCCGCGATCCCGCGAGCACCGGCGGCGTTGCCGATCCCGAAGCGACGGACATCGACCGGCGAGCGCAGGATGTCGTCAAGTTCGGCAAGATCAAGGAAGTGGACTACAAGCGCCAGCCCCCGGCCTATCGCGTCCTGATCGGTGACGAGAACGACGAAGACAATCACAACATCACGGATTGGCTCCCGGCTGGCGGCATGCGGGCGAAGGGCGACCGCGAGACGCACTTCCTTGAGAAGGGCGAGAAGGTCGTGCTGCTCGCGGAGGGCGGCGAGCTTGCGACCGCGCAGGTCTACCCGGCGGGCACGTACACGCCCGAGAACGAAGACGAGAAGGAAACGACCGACAAGGCGGGCGTCTGGCGCAAAATCTTCGCAAAGCCCAAGAGCCAAAATGGCGAGGGCGGTGAAGGTGGCGAGGGCGGCGGTGAAGGTGGCGAAGGCGGCGAAGGCGGCGAGGAAGGCGAGGAAGACGAAATCCTTGGCGAGATCAGCTATGACCGCAACACCGGCGATTGGCTGATCAAGGGCATCAAGAACAAAGGCTCAATCACGCTCGAAGGCTCGGGCTGTAAGATGGTCATGAAGGACGGCACGATCACGTTCACTGCGAAGAACTTCAAGGTCGAGATGGAAGAGAACGTCGAGATCGAGGCGGAAGACACGATCAAGACGAAGACGGGTCAGTCGCTCCATGAGGCCGATGTCTTCGCGGTCGCGGCTATGACCTACGTGGGCCTTGATGATCCGAGTGAGCGTCCGCCCATCAAGGTCATGACCGAAGCTGGCCCGGCGAAGAAAGCCTTCTCGAAGCCCGGCTGACAATAGGGCGACCGGATCAGTCTGTAAGCGACCGTGCCGACGCGGCACGGTGCGCCTTATGGCGACCATTGACCTCAACACCGGCAAGCCTCTCGAAGGCATCGACGATGTCTGGCAGTCGATTGCGACCATTCTGAGCACTTCCCTGAAGTCGCTCGTTATGGCCCGCGACTTCGGCTCGAAGATGCCGCGACTCGTTGACCATGCGGTCTCGCCCGTCACGCTGATCGACTTCTACGCGGCCGTGCCGGAAGCGATCATTCGCAAGAACCCCGAGTCCCTGATGGCGGAAGAGCCTCGCTTCCGCATCATTCAGATGGAGCTTGCCGACATGACGGATCAGGGCCACGCCCAATTCGATATTGATGGCATCTATTACCCGCGCGGCCATCTCGGCGACTACTCAGAAGCTCGCGACGCGCGCGGCCGTGTCGTTCTGTCGGACAACCTGATCGTTGGGAGCTACGTCTAATGGACGCGCCGCTTCCGAATCTGCCGCTGCCCGTCATCGAGCGCGAGCCCGCATTCCAGGCGTTGTTCGACGCCCGGCTGACGCAGATGCGTGGCCTGCTTGAGACCGCCGGTCTCAATTGGGACACGTACATGCTGCGCTCGGACCCGATCAACAACTTCTGCCGCCATGCCGCCTACGGCGATCTGCTCTACGTCACGTCGCTGAACGACACGTTCCGCGCGACGCTGCTCGACTTCGGTCAGGGCGCGGACCTGCTCGCGCAGGCGAGCGATTGGAACATGACGCAGGCGGAAGGCGAGTCTCTCGAAGACCTGCGACGCCGTCTGCGCGAGCGTAAGAAGGGGCAGGGCGGCTTCACCGAGAATTGGTACAAAAGGTACGCATTCGCCGCAGACCCGCTCCGCGTGGCTGACGTGGGCGTTACGGGCGATGCCATGGGCGGGGTCAAGGTCTCGATCCTGTCGAAGGAAGGCGACGGCGTCGCCAGCCCCGATCTGCTCGCGACCGTTGATGCCGCGCTGAACGATCCGCTTGTCCTGGGCGACAACGATCACGTCGAGGTCGTCCCGGCGGTGATCCGTGTCGTCAACGTCGAGGCGGACGTGTGGCTCTTGCCGGAAGCACCGGCGAGCGAGTTGCAGACGGCCGAAGATCGCCTCAAGGCCGAGTTCGCCGCCGCTCGCCGCCTGGGGTGGGACTTTACGGCCGACTTCGTGATCGCCTCCCTGCGCACGTCCGGCATCCGCCGGATCGTCATGGTCGCGCCCGCTGCGGACGACTACACGCGCGCGGAGCCGAATGAGGCCGTGGCGCTCGGAACGGTCAAGGTCAACTTCAAGGGTCGGTCCTACTGATGACCGACCTGATCGAAATCGTCCCGCGCAACACGACGCCGCTTCAGCGGTCCGTTGTGCAGACTATCGACTCGCGCTCGCGCTACGCGCCGTTGGTGCAGTCGATCATCGACGTGCGCTATCTCGACGTGATCCCTGAGAACGTCCTGCCGTGGTTGCTGCGCCATTGGGGCCTCGAAGATGCGGCCGAGTTCGTCGCCGATCATCAGCGCCTCTACAAGGAAGGCAAGCGCTGGCAGACGCTCCGTGGCCGCGTGGAAGCCTATGAGATCGTCTTCGATTGGCTGGGCCTCGACGGCTTCTATGAGCGCGGCGACCATAAGGCCGTGCGCTGGGGCCTGTTCCAAATCGGCCTCACGGAGCGGCCCGACCAAGACACGCTGCTCAACCTGATCGGCTTGGCGAACCTCTCGAAGAAGGCGTCGAGCGTCCTGGGCCGCATCTATGGCGGCTATGACATCAGACCGATGCGGCTCGACATGATGCGCCTTGATGGCTCGCTGCTCGACGATTGGTCCGGCGTCTATCTGCCCGGCATCAAGCCGAAGCTTTCGTTTGGCCGCCAGCACGGCGAGGAAGTCGATTTCAACGTCGAGATGGATGGCGGTGTCTTCAACTCGGTCGAGGGCGTCGCCCGCTTCGAGGAAGGCTTCGTGCTCGACCGTTCGCTGCTCGATGGCGAGGTCGTTGAGCCGTCCGTCGTCTCCATTCAGGCGTCGCTCTCGGGCGAGCAGATCGACTACGCGAAGGAAGCGCTGATGCCTTGGCCGCGCGTGCCCTGGCCGAGTGTTTCCTATTCCAACATTGAACAGTTCACGATTTACGGAGGACCCGATGGCACTTCTGGTTAATAGCGGGCGCGAAGGTCTCGCCGCCGCGCTGAAGGCTCGCACTATGTTCTTCGCCTGGGGGCGAGGGGATTCTTGGTGGGGGCAGACGGACGTGAAGAACATGACGTTCTCGGGCTCGCCGGAACGCTTCACGCTCGATCACGCGCCGATTTCAACGCTCTCGCTGAAGAGCACGGACAACGCGCTGACCTTCGAGACGCCGCGCGACTTCACGTTCAACGCCAACACCGGCTTGGTGACGCGCGTGAACGGCGGTCAGATCGCGCCGGGCGCAACCGTCCAGGCGCAGGTTCAGTACGGCACGCCCGCCCTGGGCTCCCAGGAAACCGCCCTTGTCAGCGAAGTTGGCCGCCGCATCGCGTCGTCGGTGGAGTTCGTTGTGCCGGACGACAACGGCAGCATCAGCACGCCCGGCGGCCAGCGTTGGACGATCTCGGCGACTGCGACCCGCTACCTCTATTGCAGCGTGCTCTTCGACTACCTCGAAGCGGCTGACGAGACGATCCGCGAAGTCGGCATCTTCGTCGATGGCACGCGGGCCACCGGGGTGCCTGAAGGGCAACTGTACTTGACTCCCGATCAGGTCGCCGAACCGGGATACTTGCTTTTGCTCGACCGCTTCGCGGGCAAGGTTCGCTCCCCGAGTGAGCGGCAGGGATTCTCTTACGTTCTGGTGATCTGAAAATGGCAGACGCTCGCGACCAACTTCCGGCCTACATCAACACCTTCGATAAGACCAAGGGCTATCAGCGTCTTGCTGCGCACTATGACCGCTTCCTGACCAGCAATGAGATCAACGTCATTCAGGACATCGAAGCGAACCGCCTGAAGGGCGTCGCCGATGCGTTCTGGCGCGACGGCTCGCTTGTCAGCGGCGGGGCCATCGTGCTCGGGCCGATCATCAACGCGACCGTCGAGGCGCAATTGGCGGCTGCCAAGGTCTACATTCGCGGCGCGGTGCATGACATCGAGGCCCGGAACCTTGTTATCTCGGCGGTTGGGACCGTCGTCATCGGCATCCGCCTGCGCACCTTCACCGTCACTTATGAGCAGGACCCGACTCTGAAGGGCATGGCTCCCGGCACGCGCGCGCAGGGCGAGCCCGGTGCGTCAGCGCTGGCGATGCTCGGCCGCTGGGGCTTCGAGGGAGACGGCGAGGAAGGCGACTTCTTCCCGATCTACACCATCAAGGATGGCGTGATCGATACGCCGGTCGAACCGGGCATCGACGACGCCTGGGCGAATCTGCTCGCGCGGTATGACCGCGAGGCGCACGGCGGCTATGTCGTCGAGGGATTCAACGTCAAGGCGCTCGGCCTCGACGAAAACAGCAAGCAGAACTTCACCATCTCGGAAGGCACCATCAACGTTTGGGGCTACAAGCGGACTCGGCCTGCCTCCGCACGCCTTCGCGTGACGGAAGAGCCCGAGATCATGCTGATCGACGACGAGCCGCATGCCGTCAATTCCGGCACGCAGACGATCAAGGTGCGCTTCGCTCCGATCGCCTCTGTTGAGGAAGTGACGATCATCGCCGAGAAGACCGTCACGCTGACGCACGGCACCTATGCAGGCGTTTCCGATGCGCTGCCCGATCCGACCGTGCTCTCGATCCGCGAAGTCAAGCAGGGCGCGACCGTCTATGCACCCACGGCCGATTACAAGCTGACCGGCGCCGCCGTCGATTGGTCGCCGAACGGTGCCGAAGTTGCGCCGGGCTCGACCTATCAGGTCACGTATCGCTACCTGACCAACGTCGCGCCGACGAACATCACGCGCGACGGGTTCGACATCACCGGCGCTGCGAACGACACGACTGCGTTTGTCAAGTATGTGACCAAGCTGCCGCGCTATGACGCGATTGTGGTCGATCAGCAAGGCGCGATCTCCTATTTGAAGGGCATTAGCTCCCTCTACGCGCCGCAGCCGACGACGGTCGCGCCGACGCTTCACAAGTTGGCCGATGTCTACAACAATTGGGGACTTGTCCCGACCATTAAGCAGGTCGCGACCGTCCGCATGCCCTTCGCCGACCTGCGCAGCCTCGAAACTATGGTCAGCGATCTCTACGCGCTGGTCGCTGAAGAGCGCCTTCAGCGCGACGTGGACCGCAAGGAAGTCGCCTCGAAGCGCGGTGTGTTCGTCGATCCGCTTCTCGATGACGACATGCGCGATCAGGGCCTTCCGCAGACCGGCGCGATCTTCGGCGGCCTGCTTTGGCTGCCGATCATCCCGACCGTCACGACCATGCCCGCCGACACGACGCTCACTTACACGTTCGAGAACGTGTTTGAGCAGCGCCAGATCACCGGCGAGTCGAAGATCAACCCGTATGCGTCGTTCGGTGCCCCGGCGACCGATGTCGCCCTCAACCCCTCCGTCGATCTTTGGACCGACACGCAGGACGTTTGGACCTCAGTCTTCACGTCGCGCGTCGCTTGGCAGCGCACGAACTTCGCCGCTGGCCCGCTGATCGGGACGACCACGGAGACCACGGATCGCATCGTCAACAGCACGACCGTCGCCGAAGAGACCATCCGGCAGCGATCGGTTGGCTTCACCATCCACAAGTGGGGCTATAACGAAGTCCTGAAGAAGGTGACGTTCGACGACATCGACGTGACCCCGGCGGGAACGATCCGCGCCGACGAAAACGGCACGCTGACCTCGGCGTTCCAGATTCCGGCGAACGTCCCTGTCGGCGTGAAGCACGTCGCCTTCGAAGGCTTCGGCGGCTCGACCGCCAATGCGCTCTACACCGCCCATGGCTGGCTGACCACGATCAACAATGAACGGACCGTCGTCACGACGTTCTGGTATAGCGCCGATCCGCTCGCGCAGACTTTCCGTCTGAGCGAGCCCCGGCAGGCGCTCGGCGTGGACGTGAAGTTCACGAAGGTCGGCGACAAGACCAAGCCGGTCCGCGTGCAAATCCGCGAGGTCGAGCTTGGTATTCCGACCGAGCGCGTTGTCGCCGAGTCGATCCTCGACATGAATACGGTGAAGGTCATCGACCCGCTCTCGGTTCAGCCGCGCGTCGAAAGCGATTGGACCTTCGCCGCGTTCGAGCGCCCGGTGACGCTGCGCGAGGATCGCAGCTATGCCATCACGCTTCTGACCGAAGACCCGACCCATTCGGTCGCTATCGCCGACCTGGGCGGCTTCGATCAGATCAATGGCTGGGTGACTTCCAACGCCTTCCCGCTGGGCACCTTCCTCGACGGCTCGGACTCGCGCACCTGGCTGCCGAAGCCCGGTCGTTCGCTCGGCTTCCGGCTCCGCTGCGCCAAGTATGCGCAGGCGGTTCGCACCATTGAACTCGGTGATCTGCCCGTCGTGTCCTGCTCGGACCTGATGCCGCTGCTCGCGGCCGAGCGTCCCGAAGGCACGTCCATCGAGGTCGAGTTCGAGGCCCCGAACGGCGCGAAGTACGTGACGGCCCCGGCGGTCAACGTCTCGCTGCCCCAGGCCATCACCGGCACGCTGAAGGTTCGCCTGCGCGTCACCGGCTCGAACAATCTTTGGCCGATCATCCTGCCGTACCTTCAGGTCGTGGCGGGTGCGATCCAGCCGACCGGCGACTACATCACGCGCGCTTTCGAAGCGGGCACCGACTCCAAGGTCCGACTGATCCTCGACGTTTACCTGCCCGGTAACGCGACCTTCGAGGCGAAGATTCAGACGGGTGTCAACGCGGGCCTGCCGGTTTGGTCGGCCTCGAACGCGCTGACGCTCGAAAAGGCCACGCCGCTCGGCGATGGCTGGGAAGAGCGTCAGTACATGCTCGACCACGTCAACCTTGCGGTGACGCGGGCCTACGTGAAGATCGGCGGCGGCCCCGCTGCTCGCTCGAACGCCCGCAACATTCGCGCCGTCGCAGTCAAGTCCACCACGGGTTAATAGGTCATGCCGAACGATCTCACGACGCGCGGTTATCCGCTTCCGCATCCCGACAACGTTGCGCGTGAAGACGCGCAACGGATTCGTGACGCTATTCAGACGATCAGCGAAGACATCGATAGCATGGCGGTAGAGCCGCCGATTGCGTCCGAGACGACGACGGGCGACGTGCGGCTCGCCACGGCGGCAGAGGCAACGGCCGGAACGGTGCTCGATGCAGTGCCCGCCGTGAAGCGCGTGAAGGACATGATCGTTGCGGCGATTGATGCCCTGAAGGGTGGCGTCGGTCCGGCTTATGACACCCTGGTGGAGATCGCCGACAAGCTGACTGCGGACGACACGGCCATCTCTGGAATCCTCACCGCTCTCGCGAACCGTCTTCGCGTCGATACGTCTTCTCAGGGGTTGTCCGCATCGCAGCAAAGCAATGCCCGCATCAACCTCGACATGGAGGCGTTCGGCCCGGCGGGCGTGACGCTGGCGAACGGCACCGACCTCAATACTCTCACGTCGAAGAACGGTGCCTATATGGGCACCGCGTTAGGGAATAGTCCGTCGTCCAACGGCTGCACCTTGTGGGTGCAGAAGTGGGGCGTGTACGTCTACCAGCGCCTCAACGCACATGACCTCGGGATTGTTTATGAGCGGTGGTACAACGGCACGACTTGGACCGCTTGGGTGAAGGTGTTCACCGCCGCGAATGTGGCCACCGCAGCGGCCATCCGGTCCAAGACTGGCAGTGATCTCATCACCACCGACAAAGCCTGGGACGCCGCAGGCTTCGTTGACCTTGGCGTCAGCGGGAGCGGGAACCTCAACATCGACTGCAATAACGGCGTCCGCTTCCGCGTCGTCCTCACTGGCAACGTGACCGTCAACTTCCTCAATCCGAAGGATGGGCAGAACGTTGACGTGACGTTCGTGCAAGATGCCACCGGCGGAAGGACCGTGAGTTGGAATAGCAACGTCCGCTTCCCGAACGGCATCGCTCCCACGGTGGCGACGGGGGCAAATGGTTGGGCGCTGGTCTTCACTGGAGTCTACAACGCGAACTATGCGCAGTGGCTTGGCGCAGGGTGGAAACTTTCGTGATTATCCTTCCCTTCATCAGTCGCATTCGGGTGGGCGGCCTCGAACCGCCCTCTGTTCCTGGCTCTCAAAATTGGGGTGCGGGATCGCGGAGCGTTGTAATCCCCGTCTACAAGACGCTCACGATGCAAATTTGGGGGGCGGGCGGTGGTGGCGGCAACATGCTCGATACCGACACTTCAACCGGTGCAAACGAAGAGTGGGGCGGCACTGGCGGGCAGAGTTACTTTGCGGCACCGGGAGTCACCCTTATTGCCAACGGCGGCACCGGCGGCGGCAACGGCAACTTCAACCTTCAACAGAACGGCGCGAGCGGATCGCCGGGCACCGCAAGCGGCGGCACCACCAACACGACCGGCGGCGGCAACGCCGGGGGGGCCGGCGCAGGCCCCGTTGCTGGCTACTACGGCGGCAATGGCGGTCGGGGCGGCTTCGTCAGCAGGACGTGGAATTGGTTCGATCCCGGCGCTCCGGTGGCAGGGTCGAGCTACACGCTTGTTACCGGCGGCGGGGGCGGACCCAGCCGCTTTTACGTCTACCAGCCGCAAGCAACTGGCGGCGCGAACGCATCTGCAACTATGTCTTGGACCTAAGCTGAATCGGAGTTTCCGTGGATAAGATCGTCGTTCAGGAGTCCCCGGCAGGGACTTTCACCCAACTTGTCATCGGGCAGTCGTTCACTGTCGGCAACGTGCAGCATGGCTGGCAAGTTGTCGAGCTTTGGTCAGACGCAGACCTCGCGGCTATCGGCATCTTCAAGGTGTCACCGGCGACGGTGCCCGCTGGCGAGGAAGTCGTGAGCACCAACATCGAGCGCGTTGACGGCGTGGTGAAGCAAGTCGTCATCACGCAACCGGCCGTTCTGAAGGCGAGCGCCCGCCAACTGCGGCTCGCGATGAACGCCACGAATCTGCGCGACGACATCGAAGAGTACGTGGCATCGCAGTCGCGCGACGTGCAAGATAGCTGGCAATGGACGACTGAGTTCGAAAGCACCCATCCGTTCGTTGTCGGCGCAGCCGAGCAGTTGAACAAGAGCCCCGAAGAGTTGAGGGCGCTCTTTCTGCTCGCGCAGACCTTCTGAAAGGATACCGAAACGGTCCCGACGCCGGGCAGGGCGATCGGTAGGGTACGCTCAATCCCAATACTGAGGATTGAGAGAACAGATGTCCCTTACCGATTTCCTTCACGGCGTCGAGACTGTCGTCGTCGATAGCGGCCCCCGGCCGATCCAGACCGTCCGTTCGTCCGTCATCGGATTGATCGGCACCGCTCCCGCCGCGAATGAAGTGGCGTTCCCCCTCAACAAGCCCGTCCTCGTCAACCGCCGTCAGGCCGCCGCCATGATCGGCGCGACCGGCACGCTGCCGCAGGCCATCGACGCGATTTACGATCAGGGCGGCGCGCTCGTCGTCGTGGTCCGCGTCGAGGATGACGTTGACGAGAATGAGCAGCTTTCGAAGGTCATCGGCGGCGTCGATGCGAACACCGGCGAGTTCACCGGCATTCACGTCTTCCGCGCGGCCGAAGCCGAGTGCGGCGTGTCTCCGATGATCCTGATCGCGCCGGGCTTCACGCATCAGCGCCCGCTTGGCGTTGCCGGTCACACCGTCACCGCGCAGGGCCAGAACTACACCCAGGCGACCGTAACCTTCACCGGCGGCGGCGCAGGGGCCGTGCTGCCGACCGCGAAGCCGATCATCACCGGCGGCAAGATCACCGGCCTTGAGTTCGACTCGCTGGGCTACGGGATCGTGTCGCCGCTGACGGCGACCATCAATGGCGACGGCACCGGCGCGACTGTCACGATCCAGATCGGCGCTTCGGCGAACCCGGTCGTGAACGAACTGAAGTCGCTGGCCGATGGCTTCAAGGCGCACATCATCGCCGATGGTCCCTCGACCACCGATGCCGCCGCGTTCGCCTATCGCAACGACCACGGCACCCGCCGCGTCTTCATCGTCGATCCGACCGTGTCCGGCTGGTCCGTGAAGACCAACACCTACTCGCTCGAACGCGCATCCGCCCGTGTGGCTGGCCTGATCTCGCGCGTGGACAACGAGAAGGGCTTTTGGGAGTCGCCGTCGAACAAGGAAGTCTATGGCATCGGCGGCCTGGGCCGTCCCATCGACTACGCCTACGGCGACAAGAACAGCCGCGCGAACATTCTCAACGAGAATGAGATCGCGACGTTCATTCGCGACGAAGGTTGGTATCTGTGGGGCAACCGCACCTGCTCGGCCGATCCGAAGTTCGCCTTCCTGTCCGTCTCGCGTACCGGCGACATGATCGACATCTCCATCGCGAAGGCCCATCGCTGGGCGGTGGATCGCTCGATCACCAAGCAGTATTTCGAGGACGTGACCGCGTCGGTTCGCGCGTACATGCGCCAGCTTCGCGTGCGCGGTGCGATCCTCGGTGGCGACTGCTGGGTCGATCCCGAGTTCAACACCGAAGCCGACATCTCCCAGGGTCATGTGACGTTCTCGTATGACTTTACCCCGCCGTACCCGGCCGAGCGCGTGACCTTCCGGTCGCATCTCGTCTCGGACTACATCCGCAACCTCTTCGCATAACGGGGACGAAAGATGATCCCGCGCGTACTTCGCAACTTCAACAGCTTCGTGAATGGCGTCGGCTATGCCGGTCGCATCAGCGAAGTCGAACTGCCCGAGCTTGCCGTCAAGACCGAAGAGTATCGGGGCGGCGGCATGGACGGCAATGTCGAATTGGACATGGGCTTGGAGACTCTGACGGCCAAGTTCACCTTCGGCGAATATGCCAACCAGATTCTCGGCCTTTGGGGCAACATGGACGGCAACGCCGCCCGTATCCAGCTTCGCGGCGCTCTTCAGCGCGACGGCGAGACTGCGGTCCCGATGACTGTCGATCTGCACGGCGGCTTCAAGAAGAACACGTTGGGCACCTGGAAAGCGGGCGACCTGACGCAGAACGAAGCCGAGATGTCCATCCGGTATCTGAAGATTCAGATTCAGGACACCGTCGTCGTCGAGATCGACATCGACAACATGATCCGCATCGTCAACGGCGTGGATCAGCTTGCGTCGATCCGCACTGCGATGGGCATGTAACCAACCACCACCAACGGCCGACCTCGCTACGGCGGGTCGGCCACAATTAAGCGGGAGAACTAGACTGTGACCGACAAGAAGAAAGACCTTCGCCTGTCCGTGGAAATCACCCTCGATTTTCCGTTCGAGGTCGATGGCAAGACCTACAAGTCGCTGACTATGCGTCGGCCGAAGACGAAGGACTCGCTGAAGGCTGCGAAGTTCAAGGGGCATGACGCCGACAAGGGCATCCTGCTTCTTTCCGATCTCTGCAACGTCTCGCCGGACGTGATCGAAGAGCTTGACGAGATCGACGCCATGAAGTTGGGCGAACAACTCGATGCTTTTCGTGGGGGTCAGTCGAGCTAAGCGATCTCCGCAAGGGGATTTTGACGCTCATTCGGCTGACCAAGGGCGGCGTCACGATCAGCGAGGTCGAGGAAATGTCCCTCGACGACTTCTACGGCTGGCTTGAAGATGCCACGAAGCTTCAGGCCGACATCAACAAGGCGATGAAGGCAAAGTAACATGGCGACCGGCTTCTCCGTTTTCGTCAATATCGGGGGTAAGGTCAGCCCGAGCCTCAACGCCGCAGTCAACGCAGCGAAGACCCAGGTCAATGGCCTGAGTGCTTCGCTCGCGTCGATGGCTGCGAAAATGAACGCGCCGTTCGCGGCCGTGAACCAACATCTCACCAATACCTCGAAGCGCATGGCCGCGATCCAGCGGCACGGCCGCAACGCGACGCTCGGTGTCACGACGCCCGGCGCGTGGTTCGGCGCGAACATGATCAAGGATGCCGCCGAGTTCGCCAAGGCAGGCAACATGGTCGAGGCGTTGGGAGAAGCCACCAAAGAGCAGCGCTTAGAGCTCTCCAAGATGGCGCAGGACTTGGCCGGTCGATTTGACGCCGGTGGTGCCACGGGCATCATGAAATCTGCGACCGAGCTTCTGAAGGCGGGCTTCACGTTCGAGCAGGCCAAGGGCGCGCTCGAACAGGTCTTGGCCGCGTCCGCTCTTGCGGGCGACATGACGCCCGCTGATGTCGGCGCGTCGCTCAGCAAGACCATCACGCAATTTCGCATGCCCATGAAGACCTATGAGCAGGCGATGAAGTCTTCGACCATCGTTACGGACCGCATGGTCTACGCGGCGGTGTCCACGGTCGCGTCCATGAAGGACATCTCGGAGTCGTTCAAGTATGCGGGCGGCGTTGCGGCGACGACCGGCAACTCTCTCGACTCCGTGACGGCGATGGTCATGGCCTTTGCAAAGGCCGGTGTGCTCGGCTCCGAAGCGGGCGTCGCGCTGCGTTCTGCCATTGTGCGTCTGGTCAAGATGCCGAAGGGCGGCATGAAGGCGTTGAGCCGGATCGGCATGAACCTGTCCGACTACACCCAGGCGCGTCCCGTAACGGCCGACACGGTCCTTGAGAACCTGAAGGCCGATGGCATCGACGCGAGCGGCGTGAAGAGCCAAATCGCCGACGCGATCAAGAACAACAAGGGCGATCATGCCGGGCTGTCGGCCGCGATCACCAAGGCGGTTCAGGGGGCGATCGGCAGTTCGTCGGCCGTCGATGCCGACAAGATTTCGGAGTCGGTCAACGATGCCGTCGCGGCTGCCGGGTCGAAGGTGGACATCACGAAGTTCATGACCGACTTGAAGAAGAAGATGGACGACGGTGTCGCGACCACCGGCGACATCGCGCAGATTCTCGAAGCGCGCCATATCTCGCGTTACATGGCTTTGCTGAAGGCCGATCTGCCCGCGATGATCAGGGAGGTCGAAGAGAAGTCAGACGGCTATTCGCAGAAGCAATACAAGATCGCCAACCAAGGATTGCCCGCCGTCCTGCTCAAGCTCGGCGCTGCCTGGGAAAAGTTCCGCAACACTGTCGTCGAGTCGGTCGGCAACGACATCGCGAACGCTTTCACGAAGCTCGCGGACACGCTGCAAAGCTTGTCGGCCTCGAACCCTGCGCTGTTGAAGACGGGCGTCTACTTCGCGGCTGCGGCGGCGGCTGCCGGTCCGCTGCTCTTCGTCCTGGGCTCGCTCGGTCGCGTCGCCATGCTCGCCATGCGCGGCCTCAACTTCGCCCTGCTCGGGATGCTCTTGCCCTTCCGCCTGCTCGCCGGGGTGATCGCTGGCGTCGGGGCTGCCGCTGTAGGCCGCTTGGCGGCGATGGCAGTGGGCTTCCGCATGCTGACGGCTCTCGGGGCAGGGGCGACGCTCTCGGCCCTGGGCGGCTCTCTGCTCGCCCTGGGGCGGTCGATCCTGCTCTTCCCCCTGACGGCTCTGCGGGCCATCGGCGTCGCCATGTGGGCGCTGGTCGCCAACCCTGTCGGCCTGATCATCGCGGCGCTGGTCGTCGCCCTGACGGCCTTGAGCGTGTGGGTCTACAACAATTGGGCGGGCATCAAGGAGTTCTTCGCCGGGTTCGGCCAAGGCTTCATGGAAGGGCTCGGACCGGCCGGTCCTGCCGTGAAGGCTATCGCCGATGGGCTGGGCTCCGTCTACAACTGGATGACGCAGTTGCTTGGCCCGCTCGACGCGACCAACGCGAAGTGGCGTGAGTGGGGCCAGACGGTTGGCGGCGTCGCGGCGGCGGGTGTGCGGAACGTGATTTCCGCGATCCAAAGCCTCATTGGGTTCTTCGGCACCGCCATCGACAAGGCGATGTCGCTGGGCAGCGCGATCAAGGGCATCTTTAGCAGCGGCGGCGGCAAGGCAGCGGCACCGGCTGGGGGCGCGGCCCCTGCGCCCATCGCAGGCGCTCGCGCCAAGGGCGGACCCGTGAGCTTCGGCAAGCCGTATTTGGTTGGCGAGCAAGGCCCCGAGCTTTTCGTGCCCGGCATGTCCGGCCGTATCGAGCCGAACAACCGTCTGCGCAGTCTCACGGCGGACGGCGCTTCGGCCGTTGCGAGTTCGAACGAAAGCAGCACGACGGTCTCGCGCAGCAACACCGCGCAGATCACCGTCCAAGTAAACGGCGGCAACCCCAACGATGTTCGTCGGGCGGCTGAAGACGCGGTCTACGCGGCCTTCGCGCGACTCGAATCCGAGCAGCGCGGACTCTTGAGCGACTGATCATGCAAAGCACCGTTCTTCTCGCGCTCGGCGCGTACCGCTTCTCGATCAACAATGCCGCCTACCAGAAGTTCGACCGGACCTCTGCATGGCGCTGGCCGTCCACGGAGCGCATCGGCATGGCCCCGGCTCCGCAGTATGTCGGCCCCGGCGAGGACACGATCACGCTCGATGGCGTGATCTATCCGCACTATCGCGGCGGGCTGCGGCAGGTCGATCAGATGCGGGCGCAAGCCGGTCTTGGGCAGCCGCTCCCTCTCGTTACCGGCTTCGGCCGCTATCTCGGGAACTACGTGATCGAGAAGATCAGGGAGGGGCAAGAGACCCTGATGTCGGACGGCGCCCCCCGTAAGATCGAGTTCACGATTGAACTGAAGGCTTACGTCTGATGGAGCAATACATCACCATCGAAGGCGATACGGTTGACCTGATCGCCTACAACCGCTTCGGCGTCACGCACGGCGCGACGGAGGCGATCTTGCGCGCGAACCCCGGCCTTGCTGCGGCGGGGACGAAGCTCCCCCAGGGGATGACCATCAACATCCCGGCCTTCACCGTGAAGAAGGCCAAGACGGCCGCGAGGATTTGGTCGTGACGCCCGCTGCGCGCATCCTGCTCGACGGCCGCGACATCACGGCCAACCTGATCCCGGCCCCGTTCGGCCTGCCCTTGGAAGGCGGCGGGCATGTCATCCCCGGCGGCGTCCTGGGCGGCGGACCGCTGCTCTCGCTGACCGTTCAGGACAACGAAGGCAAGAAGTCCGATAGTTGCGAGCTTGAAATCGACAATCGCGAGTACATCCCCGCGCCGGGCAAGGGCTCGAAGCTTCAGGTCTCGCTCGGCTTCGTCGAGACCGGCGTCAACTACATGGGCACCTTCCTGATCGACTCTTGGACGAAGAAGGGGCGACCGAAGATCATGACCGTGACGGCGAAGGCCGCCGGTCTCACGACCGAGATCAAATCGCCGAAGTCGCGCTCCTATCATGAGAAGAGCGTGGACGACATCGTGCAGTATATCGCCGGGCGCAACGGGTTGTCGGCCATCGTCAACGGCGAGGTCGGCGGGATCAAGATCGACCATATCGATCAGTCGAGCGAGTCCGACCTGAACTTCCTGACGCGCTTGGCGGGCCGCGTGGGCGCGAATTTCAAGCTGGCTGACGAGAAGGTCATCTTTAACAAGGCGGGCTCTGGCGTGCTCCCTAGCGGCGGCGCGGCCCCTGTCTTCGTGCTGACCGAAGTCGGCGTCACCGATTGGGATTGCACCGGCTCGACGCGCGGTGACTACAAGTCGGTCGAGGCCGCGTGGCACAACATCAAGAAGGGCGAGCGCGAGTGGGTGAAGGAAGGCGGCGGGTCGCCGGTCTTTCGCAGCCGCAAGCTCTTCAAGACGAAGGAAGAGGCGGAGGCGCAGGCCAAGGCCACGAAGGGCGCGCTCGCTCGCGGCAAGAAGGTCTTCGCCGCCAACTTCCTGGGTCGCACTGAGATGTTCGCCGGTGCGGGCATCACGGCCATCGGCTTCGATCCCGACTGCGACGGCAGCTACACGATCAAGTCGGCGACGCATCGCCTGAACGATCAGGGCCTCACGACGCGCATCTCTTGCGAGACTTCGGGCGAGGGAAGCGATGATTTTTGGGGCGGCGGCGGCGGGGAGTAGGGCTACCCGAACGGCCCTGCGCGGAATGCAACGATTGGCAATGATGTCTTCAGCAAACGGAGACATCCATGTCGATCACGATCAAGAATGGAATGGGCTTTCGAAACGGCGTGGCGATGCCGTTCAAGAAGAGCCCGAACCACGGCGGCGCGCTGAAGCCGCGCTTCATCGTCATCCACGACACTGCCTCGGGCCTCAAGGACGACGGCGACATTTCGTGGCTGACCAATCCGGCGGCGAAGGTCTCGGCGCATGTCGTCGTGAGCCGTCAGGGCAAGATCACCCAGCTTGTGCCGTTCAATGTCGTGGCGTGGCACGCCGGGCAGTCCCAATGGAAGGGGCTGAAGTTTCTGAACAGCTATGCGGTCGGCATCGAGATCGACAACCCCGGCAAGCTTCAGAAGGTGTCGGACGGCGTCTACAAGAACGATGTCTGCACCATCGACACCAACAAGGACCCGTCGCTGAAGGTCGAGTATGCGAAGACCACGGCGCACGGGGCGGGCTATTGGCTCCACTACAGCCCCGAGCAGATCGCGGCCGTCACCGACCTCTGCGCCGCGCTCGCCGAGACCTTCAAGATCGAGGACATCATCACGCATTGGATGATCTCACCCGGTCGGAAGATCGATACCAATCCGTTGTATCCGCTCGATCAGTTGCGCGCTTCGGCGCTGCCCTACAAGCCGGTGGGTCTGATGGCGATGCCGGAAGACGGCGAGCGCCACGACTCCGACGAGTCCGGCGAAGAGCCCGTCACGCTCGAACCGCACAGCGGCGTGCGGGATGAAAGCGCGACGAAGCCGGACAGGCTGAAGGCGTTCATCAAGAGCAAGATCACTGCCGTATCCGGCCTGTTCGGCGGCTTGTCGGTCACTTCCTTCCTGGGCGTGCTTCAGGATTGGAAGGTGATCGTCGCCCTGGGCACCTTCATCCTGATCGGCCTCGCCCTCTGGATTTGGTTGGAGAAGGAATGATCAGGGACTTTTTTGTGAGCTTGAACGACAAGCTCGGGCTCGGCGATCTGCTTTGGCAGATCGCGGCCTCCGACGTGGTGATCCTCTCGCTCGCGGCTCTCGTCTTCGTCTGCGTGATCGTCGGCCACTTCCCGATCATCAGCAAGCTCCCGATGGTTGCGCCTTACGCCGCCGTGGCGGCGGTTCTCGTCTACGTCTTCTTGGCGGCGCAGGCATTCCTTGTCGGCTACCGCTTCGCGGATGGCCGAGCCGAAGCCAAGGCGCTGCGCGAAGCGATCTCTGCCCGTGACGGCGTGATCGAGGGGCAGCGCAAGAGCCTCAACATGGTGTTCGAGGCAGCCGAGACCGCCGTGAAGCAACGTGATGAAGCGGCGCAGCGCGCCCAAGAAGCTCAGGACCAAATCGATGACTATGAAAAGCGCCTCAAGGATCGCCCGAACGCTGCTTGCCTGCTCACTCCTGACGATTTCGCTGGCGGCGTGTCAAACCACGGCAAGCGTTAGCCCGCAGCCCGAGTTCTCGGTGCCGCACGAGTCGACTCTCGTTCTCGACCCGGCCCCGAAGAGCAGGCAGATCAAGCCCGGCATCGACGCGCGCGTTGCATGGAAGCTGGAAGAGGCGCGTGCAGACGAGAACGCTCGCCGCCTCGTTACTTCCAAATCGAACGTGCGCAACGTGCGCCTGAAGGCCCAAGTCAAATGATCACGATCCCCGAATGGCTCATTGGCCTGCTCGGCACCGGCGCAGGCGCGGTTATCGCGCTTCTGATCCGCAACGCAGTCGCGCACACGCAGAACGCAGCGTCGGCCAAGGCAGGGCAGGCCATTGCCAATGAGGCCAAGGCGGCAGCCGCCGAAGCGCAGCGTCTCGCCGCATCGCTCGAACGCGACCTCGCGCACTTCCGCGAGAAGGTCGCCACCGAGTACGCGACCATTCAATTGCTCGACCGGATCGAAGAGCGGTTGGTTGGGGCGTTGGATCGCATCGGCGAGCGCTTCGATCAGTTTCTCTTGACGCAAGGCAAAGCAAAGTGACCACCGACAAACAGAAGAAAGAAGCCATCGAGACCTGCCTGCGCGAGGGCTTCGTGCCGTATCGGTCCGAGCATCGCGGCAAGGGCTCTGCCGTTCTCGAAGCCACGCGCCGCCTGAAGCTGAACAAGAACACGCTGACGGATTGGGTGCGGGCGCAAGACTCCCTCGCCAATCGCGGCGAGAAGAACTTCCTGCCCAACTGGTCGCTGTACGTCGCGCCGGGCGACAAGAAGCTGCCCTCTCGCCGGGAGGTCCACGATAGCGCCTACTGGCGCACGCGCTACAACGCGGCCGAGAAGGAACTGGCGCACATCGAAAAGCTTCTCGAAGAAGTCGGCGGCATCCGTTCGCTCGACATCCCGGCCCCGGAATGGTTGCTGAAGGCCAGCACGTCCAACCGCGCGCGTTCGGTCATGTCGATGCTCTTCACCGATCTGCACATGGGCGAGGTCGTCGATCCCGATGAAATCCTCGGGCTCAACGCCTTCAACCCGCACATCGCCGAGCAGCGCGCCAAGAAGTTCTTCCAAGCCGCATGCGAGATCGGGCCGCGCTGGGCGTCCGACACCAAGCTCGAAGGGTTGCTGCTCAACCTGGGCGGCGATCTGGTTTCCGGCGACATCCACGAAGAGCTTCGGATCACGAACGCTCTGACCTCGCATGAGCAGGTCCGTATGGTGGTCAAGATTCTGGTCGCCGGTATCAAGCTTCTGCTCAAGGCCTATCGCCGCATCCACGTTACGTCGGTGCCCGGCAATCATGCCCGCACCACGTTCAAGCCGACCGCGAAGCTCTATGCGAAGCTGTCCTATGACACGCTTATCGCTCAGATGGTCGCAGACGCCTTTTCGGGCGATCCTCGCGTGACTTTCCAGATCACCGTGGCAACGGACGCTGTGATCCCGGTGCTCGGCCGCACGGCCTTCCTGACGCACGGCGACAAGATGGGCACCGGCGGCGGCCAGGGCTTTGCCGGGCCGATGCTCCCCATCGTGCGCGGCACCAAGAAGGTCGAGGCGCAGCAAGCTCGCGCGGGGCGGCGGCCGGACATCATTATGCACGGCCACTATCACCACTCGGGCAACCCCGGCAACGTGTTCTCGAACGGCGCGTTCCCCGGCTACAGCGAATACGGCAACGGCCTGCGCGCCGCGTTGGAGCCGCCGCAGCAATGGCTCTTCCTCATTCATGAGACGTGGGGCGTGCGCGAGCGGTGCGAGATCAAGCTGGAAACGCCCGCTGCCTTCCCGCGTCTGGCGAGCGCTATGCCCAAGGAGATGGCGTGATGCTGTTGTTGCTCGCATTCATCTTTTGCCTCTGCGAAGAATCGGAGTGGGCCGCGTTCATGCTCTTCCTGTATTGGGTGCTGCTGTGAAGGTCGCCTGGGACTACGTCTGGAACATCCTGATCGCCATCGATCAGCTTGCCAACGCGGTTCTCGGCGGCTGGCATGACGAGACCATTTCGAGCCGCCTGGGCAAGTCGATCCTGAAGGGCGGCTGGGCATCGAAGGTGCCGTGGCCGCGCTGGCTTTATGATCACTTCATCGAGTCCGTCGAGCCCGACGAAGATTGGAATATGGGCTACTGAACTGATCTCGCGCGGCGGTGTGCGACGGGCTTTCCTGTCTCTGACTTTCACAGGATATGCCCGTGCCCCGCCCCTCGAATCCTTACGCCGTTCCCTTCGATGGTCCCGCCCTCGATTGGGTGCCGATTCTCCCGAGCGCCGATCCGCTCGCGCAGCCGATCCGCGCGATCCGCGCGAACACTGATGGCACCGTTACCGTAACGATGAAGAAGACCGGCGCGAGCCGCACGCTCAACTTCGTCGCCGGTGAAACGCGCACGCTTTGGGCGACGCACGTTACGGCCGCGACGGCAACCGGATTGGAAGGCGCGATCTAATGCGCCTCGGTCTTGGCATCAAGATTACCAAGCCCGCTGCCGGGGCGAGCGCCGCTGCTTTCGCAAACGGTCAAGTCGCTCCCACGGGATTCCGTTGGGAGTTTGTGACTGATCGCGCGACCGGCGAGCGCGTGACGGACCGCACGAACAAAAACCAACCCGTCGTGACGTTGGCAGGGAAGTAAATCATGGTCGATCTTAGTGCAACGGGGTACGCGAGGCTGGCTCGTCTGCGGACCATCATGGCCGCAGCGCTCAACAACAACCCCTATGAGCGGCCTGCAATGGCGACGCCGCCTACCATCACGGTTAGTTCGGGGTCGGACGCGACTCTGAAGTTTTTCACGGTCGCGGCGGCGGGTGCGCTTACCTCTGCGGCGCTCAATCAGATCGCTTGGTACGGTGGGGTGCCGACTCCCATCCTGACTCAGTATGTCGCCATGCCGGTTTCGAGTGTGCTGCCCTCGACCAACGGCAACATCGGCTCGGGTTTGGCCGATAAGAATCAGTGGGCGAGTGCAATCGAGTTCCTGACGGATAGCGACAAGGTGCAGTTCGGCTTCTACACGTCGAGCGCCGTCAAGCATATGTTTCAGGTTGACGGGCAGTATGTCGATTTCGCTGGCACGCCGGGTAACGCGGCGAACAACGCGGACACGTTCTTCCTTCTGACGTTTGCGTCGCGCAAGGTCCGCCGCATTCGTGCTCTCATTCCCTCGCTTCCCTCGAAGGGGCCGTCGCTGATCAAGTCGATCCGTGTCGCTCAGACGGCTTCGATTTGGAAGCCGAATATGTCGGAAGTGATCCGCTGCGGTTGGCTCGCCGATAGCTATGGCGAGGGAACCAATAGCGCGGCCTCGATCTATCCGGTCCCCAACGCGGCATGGCCGGTGCTGACTTGCGAGTTGCTTGGCATCCGCGATTGTCGTCAGTTAGCCGTGGGATCGACGGGCTACATCTCGACGGCTGGGGGTACGCGATCAAAGCTGCGCGACCAGTTGCCCAACTACGCCAACCAAGCGCCGTTCGATCTCTTCGTGATCTCCCACGGCTACAACGACGCATCGCAAACCCCGGCCGCGATTACCGCTGAAGCGCTGCTCGCCTACAAGGCTTTGCGGGCAGCGTATCCGAAGACGCCGATTGTTGTGCTCGGTTGTCAGGCCGGTGCTGGCGGCCCGAGCGCGGCACAGATCGCGACCGATGGCGCGATTGGTGCGGCAGTTGCTCAGTTCGCTGATCCGCTGTGCGCCTTCGCTCCGGTGTCCACGGCCACGTCTTCGTGGCTCAATGGCACGGGCGCAATCGGCGCTACCAACGGCACGGGCAATGCTGACTTCTATGTCGATCCCGACAAGGCACATCCGGCGCTTCCCGGCGCAGAGTTCCTGTCCTTCATGTCGGCGTCGGCGATCAGAAGCTCGATCTTCGCAATGGCGGGCGTCTAGTCGATAGCGTAGACGTTCTCCTGCGTCGTCCACACGCAGGACTTCTCTCCCTTCGGCCGAATGCACGCGACCAAGGCGTTGGGCACTTCAACGACGAAGATGTCCATGCCCTTGCCGTATGACTTGCACCCTTCGGCCGCGCCCCTCGCGAGCCCCGCTTGAAAGTCCGTCTTCGCAGTCTTCAACACGGCCTGCAAACCTTCGAGCGTAGGGCAGGCCAGGGCGGTTGTGTGCAACACCCCGGATTGTCCAACTTCCAGGCGCTTCGCCGCGTGCGCAGAGGCGGTTGCGGCAAGCAGGGCGGCGGCAATGAGGGCTACTCGAATGGGCATGTCACGGGCCTCCTAATCGCTACTGTAAGCCATCGCCGTTGAGGCGGACGACTTCCGCAACTGACTTGGAGCACCGTCATGAAGAAGTAAACCCCTTCTCTCATGTCACCTTTTTCGAGCCCTTAATCCAAGACCCGAAATTGTTCTGACGGCGGCTTTCGTACCCGCCCGGCAACGCAACAGAGTCGCTACCGTTCCGACGACCGCGATCCGCAAAAATGCCTTGAGAACAGCTAGGGAGCCGTGGGCGACACGGCTTTAAGAGACCCGCCGGGGAGACCCGCGCGGGTCTCATTGTGTTTAGACGGTGCCTTAACCACGAAACCTAGCGGCTGGGACTCGCGTTGCTTCGGCGGTAGGATCGAGACATGGCCCGCATCATCCGCATGATGCCGCTCTCGGGCGGCGACCGTAAGCACTACGCGCGCGAGCTTGCCCGCACCGAGCGGCTGCACGCTGATCTTGAGGCGCGGATGCTCGCCGCATATGAGGTCGCCCACCGGCTGGCCTGCGAAGAGTGGAACGCGCGGCGCTTCCTGGGCGGCGAGGTTGATCCCTCGCCGACCATCGGCGCGGCGATCTCGGCGGGCTTCACGCTGCTCGAAGTAAAATGCCCCGCCTGCCGCCACGTCGAGCGCGTGCCGTTGCCCGATCTCGTCTGGTCACGGGAGCGGCCGATCCACTCGCTTGCGGACGTGCTGTTCTGCCGACGCTGCCGGGTCGATAGCGGCGCAACGCGGCGACCGACGCTGATCTGCCTAGTCGCGCCGGGCACGGGCTCAGAGCCGCCTAAAACTCGCGCGAGAAGGCAGGGTGGGCGCGGTTCTTCTTGATCGGCCTTCGGGGCGGCTCCTAGGGCCTTCCGGCAGTATTTTCATGCCGACCCAGGTCGATGCCCTGGGCTTCCGCGCGCAACCGCACGTATCCTCGCATGATGTTTTCGCGGAACGCAAACCACCCGGAGCCGAATCCTGCCACGATTCTGGCGTGAGAATCCTTGCGCATTGCAAGATAGCGTTGATTCAACTGTTCTCGCGATAGCATCGACCTGCCTGTGCGCTTCATCATGATCCATTTGTACGACTGGTCGTAAATGTCGCTGATCTGACGTTTGTCGGAAGTGCTGTCGGCGAGCGCCCAAAGCGCCTCTTCATAGTCTTCTGTGTTTCGCGTTTTGCGAGTGGCTTTCTCATAGGCAGCCTGTAAGGCCGCTTCTGTTCTCTGAAGAGCGCCCGTGATGCCGATTTTGTAGTGATCGGCATTTGATCTCGTCACTTCGTCGGGGTCATCGAACATCCCCCAAAAAAGACACTCTCCAATGAGATGAACGTAGTGAGGAAAGCCATCGCTCACTTGCCCGATGCGGATCAGCGCTTCCTCTTGAATTTCGATGTTGAGCTTCTTTGCGACGACCGTCAGAATTTTCCACAGATCGGAATAGTTCAAGCGCTTAAGCTCGATTGTCTCTAGGATGCGGCCTGCCGATGGATGTGTCTGTAAAAGCTCAGACACGTCATGCATGATGCCGCAGAAGATAAAACGCACGTCTGCGTTTAGCTCAGGAATATTGCGGATGAACTCCGCAAACTTCTCTCGCTCTGCTTGGCTCTCGATTCTCTCCATCTCATCCACGATGATGATCGTGGTGTTCGCTCTTTTCGCGGCGACGTACCGAATGATGTCAAGAGCCTCATTGAGCGATTGCGGCGCGGTTATATTGGAAGAAGCTTGCGTGCCATCGGACACGCCAATTCCGCCAAATCCGCCGGGCAAACTAAAGTTGAAGCCGCCCCCGGAAGCGGCTTTCTCAAGTCTCTGCTCGACGGGGATTAGTGCGTTGCCGATTGCTTGGATCGTTTGCCCGAAGTTGTTTGTGCGCCCGCACATGACGTAGATCGGCAGGTTTTCTACGCCGGTATGCATGAAGGCGGTCGTGAGGGCGAGAGAAGTCTTACCGACGCCCCGATCACCGTAAATAAAAATCTGGCGGCCGGGCGAGCTAAATGCCCGGTCGATGGTGGTCAGGGTTCGCTCGCGCCCAAATAGGCGTTCTGGTGTCTTAATCGAATCCGAAGGCGTAAGGTTTTCGGAGAGAATGAGCTTCAAGTCTGCGTCGGTGATGCCGCGAATAGCCATCGGAACCTCGATTCGCGGCGATTGTAGCGGGTTCCATAGGGTTGGCTACCCGGTAGCCTAGAACTCCCTCGAATATGCAGGGTGGGCGCGGTTCTTGATCTTGCGCCAATCGCATGTGCGGGGCCGGTAGCGGGTCTCGCGGCGCTTCGAGACGATGCCTTCGAGCCCGGCCTTGCACGCCGCCTTGAACAGGCCGGGTCCTAGCTCGCCCGGTTGGAACGGGGCGGCGAAGATCGCGGCCGTGGGATCGGGGAGAAGCCGACCCAGGCGATCCTTGCGCTCGAATAGGGGGAGTTCCCGAAGGTCGTCACCGTCGAGCGCCAAGAGGTCGAAGGCGTAGAGTTGGGCTTCCGAGTTCCGCCGGTTGCCGTGGAGGGCGTCGAAGTCTGCGTCGCCGGTCTCGGTCAGGATCACGATCTCGCCGTCGAGCACGAAGCGCTTGGCGCGGAGCTTCAGGGCGGCCTCGACGATCAGCGGGTAGCGCCACGTCCAATCGAGGCCAGACTTGGACCGTAGCCGCACGTTGTCGTCGTCGCGTTCGAGAAGACCGCGATAGCCGTCGAGCTTGATTTCGTGTATCCATTCGGGACCGGCCGGTGCGGCCGTCACGGCCTTCGGCGAGCAATACTCGATACGCTTTTGCAT